TTATAACCAGAATAATTCTTTTAAAGGTTTCCCCGGTGTGTACATATAAACAATATCATTATCCCGGTTACTATCTATTTCTACCGTAATCAATCTTGGTTGACTACCCGTAGCTAAAGCTTGTGCCGCTCCTGTTGTTGTCACTGTGTGTTCCTCAAACCGGCTTACTAAACCTGTTAAAGCACTACTGGCATTACTAGCCGCTGTTTGCAATTGCGCATGCACATCAACGCCTTCCGCAAAGTTTTGCAGGATAGCTAAGGCTTCTCTAAGGTTGTTAACTGCATTATTCTCATCTCCTTCTCCCGGGCCAATGAGTTCCAGCACCCCAGCTAATGCCTGATTAGTGGTAGTAATAGTCTCTTTTAAGGAAGCAATGGTATCAGTGGTATTATTACCTTTTATAGCATCTACTAAAGCTTTTGCAGCATTAGCTGCGGCGGTTAGTATTCCATTTCGGTAGGATTCTTTTATAGTAACCGTTTCAACCCCTTCTACCGTGGTTTTATCGAAATTATCATCTGAAAATATCAGGTCATGCAGTACTCCCTTTTTAATCTTTGGCCCTGCTTCTGTCTCTTCCAGAATAATCTCAACAAGCTCATTATGCTTTTCTTTTACCTCGGTAGCATCTTTAGCATTCCAACCATTAGAGCCATAAGGTTTAATTTGGGTTTTATCGGGGTATGTTATTTTAGGTAGCGCCATGTTCTTTTCTAGTTAGGACTTTACTGTAAAGGAATTCAAATACCACATGAAAGAAGACTTTCGCTAGTATGCTGAATAAGAGTGGGTAAATCGGATTGATTTTCTGAGCCGAACAGTAAACACCTAACTGGAAGAAGCACACCATGCCCCCGAAAAAGCAAGCATACTGAATGAGATTAGCCAGGTGCCAGGCATCCGTAAGGGCAACAAAAAACGTAGAAGAACCCCAAAATTTTTCGCCTTGGGCTTTGTCTCCGTTCTTCCATTTTGCTTCTCCAGAGTTAGACCAGAAAGGCCCGTTATAAATTATTTTACCGTGAGCTATGGCATCAGCCAGGGCTTTCATTGCCCCAGCCAATACCACCAGAAAGATTATTAAGGAAGCGAACACCATTACTTAATCCGCTTTAAATTCCAGATAACAGATATAACTGCGGCGGCTATACTGGCGCCAATTACCCAAAGCGTACTAGTTGCAAAACCATCGTTGCTGTTGCCTTCTATTGCCAGGGTAATTAAGGCGCCCAGGATCAGCCATAACACCCAATTGTGTAAAGAGCCTATGGCTTTCAAGAATAATAAGTCTAATATCTTTTTCATGGTTACTCTTCTGTTATTGTTTCAGGATAATTGGCCGGTTCGTCCTCTACCGGGTTAAAGTACTTTGGTTTGCCTTGAGATTTAAGTAACCCATCAAGTAACAAAGGTTTGATGATGGGCAACCCTAGTGTGGCCTCGAAGTAGTCATAATCCCACCGGCTCAAAGTAAACTCTACCGTTTTCTGCGTTTTCAACTCTCCGTTCGGGTCTAGTAATTGCTGCATAAACCCTACCCTAATCAGTTTCCCTTTTTCCCGAATAAGCAGGAATTCAAACTCATAGCGGTATTGCCAGCCTGCCGCCGTAGGTTCTTCTAACTGGGTAACACCTGCTCCTATAGTAATGGTTTGTCCGTCAACACTATAGGTATTAGTAGGCATGTTCTGAATTAAATCGCGTATTTGTTCTGTTGTCATTAAACAATTTCTGTTCTGGTTACCGGGAAGCCTTCGCTATCCGCTACTGTTTCCCCAATTAATTTTCCGGTAGTTGTTTTATGAGAAATATTATAGCCGACATAGGATCCGGTAATGATTTTGTCACTAATGGATACTGTTATCTGATTATCATTGAAGGTTGCTCCTGGGCTAATAGTTAAGGTTCTAACATGCGTCCCAAAATTGTTTCCGGTGACGTTTTGCGCTTGGATTTGAATTTGATTATTGATAGGATTTGCTCTAACCAATTTCATAACATTCCGGCTAAATCCGTTTGCAAAGGCGCTACCTACAATGTGATTCAAATGGTTGTACTTGCAGTTGTCTCCGAACGTATTTAAATAAACATCTTCCCCCCAATTGTCTTCAAAGCCATTCCCTACCGTGTTGGCCTGGAAAAGATCATAGGTGTTGGAAAGGAAGTTAGGGCCGGAGGTATTACCAGAGCAGTAGTCTTTAAACCGGTTTACATTAAAGTTATACCGGGCGATATTATTATTGAAAAAATTCCCACTGGTGTTGGAGATGGTGCGGCTGGCAAAACAATTCCCGGACATGCTGTTACCAAAGTTGTTATTGGCCACATCAAACCCCCAACTGTTATTTACTATGGAATTACCAAAATTATTATTGCGGAGTCCTGAGTCATTAATGCCGTACGGGTGAACGTTGCCACTTGCATCATTACCGAAATTGTTATTAAAGGAATAACTACCGAAATAATTACTATTAGCCCGTTTCCCGAACTGGTTGCGGTTTATATTACTTCCCCAAAAAATATTATTAAATGAATTGTCGCCTAAGTAGTTTTCGTAGATTGTCGCGCCATCGTCGGTTGCTATAAAAATATTCCCGCCATACGGGTTGTTGGACGGGTTTTTACCAAGCTTTATGTTTACAATTTTGCCAATATTCCCCTTTTCTAGTATGCCGTTATGGGTAGTATTGAAGGTATAAAAATCCAGACTATCACTAGTAAAATTGCTAAAAGTATAGCGGCCAATTCTTGCCGTTCCACCGCCTGTGAAACAGCAATACCCGCCGTTATCTGTAACTACCATAATTAAGGCCCACCACTCATTTGAATAAGCTAAACCTAAAGTAAATCCAACATCAGGGCTTAAAATTGGATCGTTGCCAATATTGCCTGATTTTCGGGAGGCATAAATATGCCCATTAGAACCTCTGCGAACTGCACCAAGTCCATAAGTTACCCCACTATTCCAGTCTAATACATTAGCCGGGTTTAACTTGTGTTTAACCGCCAGAAAATCAAATTCAGCCTCGTTGCCGCTTACCGGGTCGCGCCGCAACTCAATTTTACCTTTACGGGGGGTTATGTTGTCTTCACAAACCTGATTGTTAAAGTCAAATTCAATGTAATGATTTGAATACGTTGAACTCCATGCCTGTTTTGCAAAACTGTTACTACTGGTTGCCAACAGGGTTATTTCTTCGGTTGGGCCGGTTACGATTTCGCTTGTGCCGGTTTTAAAATGGATGGTTTGAAAATCAAGGACAGTATAATAGCGGTGAACCAGTAAACTACTGGCATTTTTCAGGGCGTTAATCTCTTCAAAAGTACCCTTTAAAGCCCCAGCAATACTTGTTACAAAATCTGGGTTAAGCTTATTAACCGGCACATCATTTACGATGCTTCCATCAGGCAACTCGTAATCTTCTGTTTCCTGTATAAATTGAGTTTTATCCCAATAAGGAGATTGCAGATACTTCCTAAAGAGCACCATGTTAGGCGCTCTTTTAGAATCCCTTTTAAGGTCCGGCACTTCCGGCAGTTCGGCATCTAAATCGGTGTACCTAACATATTGGGCCCCATTTATATTTTCACTCCCAAAGGTTTCTGCACACGCCAAATTCTGCGCTCCTGCTAAAGAGAAAGGAGCAGAAGAATTAACAAAGTAGAACTTACCCGGAACAAGGGCATTAAAAGCATTAATGGGCCGCGTAGGCATCCAGCTTAACCAACCCGTTCCGCTGGTATTTAAAGTATATAAAACCGTAGTATTCCCTAAAGAGGAGCCTAAACTGGTTGTTTCCCCGGCAAAAAGAAATTGAGATAAACCCTCTGGAATATCAGCACTTGCGGCTCCTGTAGCACATACAACTATTTGCGCATCGGGTAAAGTAAAATCCCGGTAAGCTTCGATCAGGTAAAACGTATCTCTTTCTAAACTTCCGAAGGCATTAATAGTCCGGCCCGGTTGCCAGCTCTCCCAGCCCGTACGCACCAGATTTATCCGGTAGATGCCTTTTACCGCAATACCCCAGGAAACGCTGTTTAACGGGATACTCGCCCCGTTAAAAACAAACTGATTAAACCCTTTCCGGATGGTTCCCATTACCCTATACTGACCTCCTGATTCTGTAAGCCACCCGGCACATGATACATCGTTCCGTTATAAGTAAAAGCACACGGTTGCCCGATAGCGCCGGCGTTAAAATCTACAAGGCCAATCATTAGGTTATTCTGCCAGAAAATTGGCATAGAAGCGGGGAATGGCGGATTGCTAGGCACGGGAGCATTAAAATGAAAGGCTGTACTGGCCTCACTATCCAGCGCAAAACTTACCCCACCAACTGATTGGCCCGGGAAAAGGATCGTATTGTAGCTATTAGCAGGAGGTGTATATTCTACCTTTACCAGGCTGTCCCAGGTATCCGTAACTGAAGTACCCATTAACCTTACAGAAATCTGGTAATCACCGTTAGGAACGTTGGAAAATACATTAGAGGTCTGGTAGGTTATACCATCCCTGGAATATTCGATTGCCTTATTGGTATTGTAAGGCGTAGCCAGTACCGTAATGCTATTATTGTATGGTGTAACATTGGTAATCTCTACCGATTCTGGGAGGGTTGGAGGTACATAGGTTATGGTGATCGCCTGGTCACTGGTAGCTGTAAAAGCTGTACCAACAAGACGAGCCATAATTTTATTGGTGTAGGTACCATCCGCTACATTCTCAAAAACGGGAGAAGATTGATAGGTTGCCCCGGAATTAATACTGTATTGCAAATCATAACCAGGCGTACCAGATGCAGTAATGGTTATTTTACGGTCAACCGCTGTTACGTCGCTAATGCTTATTGTAGGCGTAGCCCCACCATTAACTGTCGCAACATTTACCGTACTTCCTGGATACCCATAGGCGTAGAAAACACCGTTTAGCAGCACGGCAACCCGGTTATCAAATTGGGGCATTAAGGTGGGCTGAACGGTAAGATTCAGATCGAACGTAAAAACAATTACGCTTACATTCTCATACCGCCGACTGGCCTTGTTGCCGTTACTGGCGCCTTCGTACTTTACCGAATAGTCTTTAGAGTGGTCCACATTGTGCCAGGTCTGCCAACCCGGCTTGCAGATCTCCGCTTCAAAGGCCTGCTTTTTGGTGTAGAATTCTGTTTTGCTGTTTGCTACAATAAAACATTTTAACCGGATTTGCTTGCTGTCAAAATTCAAGCCTTCCGACAAATCGAAATCCCTACCGGACTCCTCCGGCCAACTGTGGCTTAAAACTTCTTTAATAGGAAAAGGAGTGTCAAACTCTCCCAATCCATCTTCCACAGCAATACCAAAGACATCAAATAAGTCTTTTCCGTTAAGTTTATGTCGGTTAGAAGCTGCTGCCATATCTAATTATAAAGCAACATACTTTTTAATAAACCTGCTTTTATAAGCTCTTACCTATCCGAAGAGTACAGAAGGTAAAAAGGGTAACTTGTTTGCATAAGTTCTGGCTCCAATAAAGAACCTGGCTCCGGACAAATCCACAAACTTAATTTCATTGCCGTTTACCATACTGCCATCCGGGCGTTTAGCAGAAATAAATGCTTCCCCGGTAACGGTTACCCGCATCATAGCCTGACCGGCATAACCCGACAGCGTATCTATATAAACAGGGAAGGTAGTCTCCTGGCCAGGGGTAAACTCAGCTGGTAATTGGAAAGGAGAATACGGTGATCCAGCATTGTTTTGTAAGAAACTACCCGCCAGGTAAACATTGTTGGAAAGGTCTTTCCAATAGACGGGGCGGGAAGCGGTAACAGATCCGAATACCTGCCCCAATGGTGCTGCCCGGTAGCCTGTTTTAAAAACAATCTCCCGTTGCATACCTAAAACAGTTACCGAGCCGGCCTTATCAAACCGGGACATATCAAGTTTATTTTTGATCTGTTCCACCTTCTGTTCTACCTTCTGTTTTACAATGGGCGGGAGCGTAACATGTTCAGCCAGGGTAATGGATAAATAGCGGTGTGGCTCGTGCAAATCCCGCTCGTAAGCTGTTATCCTTGGATTAATATCTACGCCTAAAGGTTCATCTACCACGTGTACATAATCGCCCAAGGTTAAGGCAATACCGGAACGTTTAAAATGTAGCGGGTCTGGTACAACTTCGTAAATTACCCGGGGTACGCTGTTCTCATCCAGATACCGCTGCGCCTTTTCCTGAAGTTCCATTTCTGCTAAATCAATATAATTTTGCGGTAAGGTTATTTCCGTAACGATATACTGATCGCCCCGCGCTGGTTTTAATGTAAGCGAGGGAACCTGCAAGGCTTTTTCCTGCTTGTTATCGTTTATAACAAAGGTTTTGGTAATATTATTAAAGGAGGCATTTTCAAATTCATACCCAGCCAACGCTCCGGTATTAAAAACAATCTTAGGAGAAGTACCGTCGGGTAAGAGGTAATTATTGACATTAAATTCTAAGGTAGAATCTGAGAAGGTATTGGGATCAACTACATTGGTAACCGTACCTACCCGGTTAGGGAAAACATCCTCAAAAATAATTGACTGTTCAATTATGCCATATTTGTCAATATTCTTTTCCAAAGCCCAACCGGCGGATGCTGGTAGTTTAATGCGGTTGGAATAATTGCGGTAATCGCCGGGAATATTACGGGTTCCTCCTTCTACAATTAAACGGGTAACAATATTGGTGTTACTAACGCTCTGCCTGCGTAAGGCATATAATCCTTTCCCTTTCCCATATTCAAAGGTCAGGCCAGAGGTTTTGGCTCTTTTGGTCAGGTGAATTACTTTATCAATAATCCACCATTCCAGATCAAATTCTACGGCAAAGGTGGAAAGAGCTGCTAGACAATTTAACCCGGAAAAGGATAAGGTTTTTGTTTCGGTTAAATCTACGACACCTTTTACCCAGCCCCCACCATTGCGGGCGGTGTTCCGGATAAGTACATCCATGAAGGCATCAGCGGTACCGGTTAAGGAAAAATCAACGGTTTTAAATTCGTTATTTTCGTTTAAGAAATAATACCCGGTCTTGGCCAGGTCATAAGCTTCAGATTCAAATTGCAGGTTATAGGTATACTTTAAAACGCCGCTGCTATCTTCCTTTTCGTATACTGGTAGTTGATTTAATTGATAACGTTTACGGTAAACAATTACATAATCCCCAATCCGGAAGTCTACCGGCTGGGGTAAGGTAAAAGAAAAGGTAACAAAATCCCCGGCCATGATGGCTTCTTTTACCACTCCTTCCGGCCGGACCGTTATAACTACCGTGTCGCCTCTTTTGATCTCGTAATCCATGCCTACAATTAAAACACATTGCTGAAATAGTTTTTGTTTTTTAGGTGGTATTTGGCAAGAGGTAAGCGATTTAGCAGCAAACACAAAAAAGGCCTGAACTACTGCCCAGACCTTTTTAGGTTTATTCATTCTGATATTCCCTGAAATCCCGGTTTAACTCATAGGTTAAAAAGTAGTAGTAAAAAGTTGCTTTGTGGAATTTAGTTAAAGCCTTTTCACCAGAAAGCATTTCGGATAAAGTCGCCTTATCAATACCAACCTGTTTAATAATATCGTTTCGGGAAAGTCCTAATTCCTGCATGCGCTCGTTTATCCATTCTTGTGTTACCTGGTTTAATGGCGGCACATAAATAACTGGCACGAAGTAAAGTTTAAACTTTCTTTCCAGTGGTGTAAATAAGGCGCCGGCTCGGCTAACGAGCTGCTTCTGGTTCAGGATATAATTGTTCTTAAGTTCTTTTTGCTCTACGTGGATCCGTATAGTTTTCTCATTCACCTCCAGTATGTCAACGGCAATACCAGCATAAGCGCGTAGTTTATCACTGGAAACCTGAATGAGTTCCCGCACTTCATTATCTATGTCTAATAAATTTAAATTTCTCATGGCTAATAATATTTTATATATAAAGGTTGGGGCCGGAGCCCCTTCCTGTTAAAGTTTGATTTCTTCTAAGTTTGTCAGGTCGAAGATTGCTAGTTGTTCCTGCTCTCTGCCAAACTCAATTGCTTCTTTTCGGCTTCTGAATACTTTGCAGCTATCAAAGTAATACTGGTTGTTTTCGGTGTTTAACCAGCCTCCTACAATCTGATCGTGAGCCTGTGCGTGGGTGATAACGATTTTAAGGCCTTCAGTACCAAATGAGTTTTGGGTTTCTTTGTAGGCCACTACTACCCCGAATTTAACCTGGTTAGCAGTCCGGATGTTGAAAGTAAATCCGAATGGATTCTCTTTTGCAATTTGTAATAAGGTTTCTAACATAGTTGAGATTTTTAATGCCTCCCGGCGTGATTGATGATATAAAGTTACACAAAAGTTCGTTACTTGCAAACTTTTAAGGTTATAATTTTAATATTTATTCCTGCTATATTTGAATATAAATTCATTGCTAACCGGTACTTGAAATGGCTGAAAACATAAGCGATATCGCTAAACGTTCTATAATTGAACATCCAGAGCACTATTTTAATGCTCAAAAAAAATCTTTAGAGCAAAAACTCGATGGTGTAAAACTTACCCCGGAGGAGGAGTCAGAAATTATAAAATCTAAAACCACAAAAACTATAAGAGACAAAATATTAGGTCTATTTAAGGTAGGGGAAGTTATTCAAACAGTATTAAACTGGAATGAGGATATAGATAATGAATTGAAAGGTGTTAAAAAGGATTATTTATTAAACATTTACTTTGATAAAGTAGACCATACTCAAGAATCGGTTGTTAAACTCACTAAGCTGCTTACTAGCCCTGCCGGCAACACCTTATTTAATAAGATATTAAGGATACTAGATAATACACCACCAGACATTGAATTATCAAACCATTTAGCCAATGTCTTGAAGAATATTACTAATTCTGATTTTGAGAAGTTATTCTCTGAACAAAAGTTCGCGTTAAGTCAAATTGAACAACTCTCACCGCAAGCGCTAACTATTTTAACAGATAATAAGAATTGGCCAATAGTTTCATTACAAATGTCAACTACAATGGGTACAAAAATTGTATCTGAATGGTATATGGAATTTACAAGGGATTATGGGAATGCAAAAAGCATTCATGATCATAGTTACCATGAAAGGATTATTCACTCAATAAATGAATTAATAAATAACAGGTTTATTGAGGCACATAAAATAGGGAATGACACGGCTAAAGTAACTTGTACTAATTTAGGGACCCAATTAATAAAATATCTTACTTAGAACAGGACGAGTCGTTAAGCCATTTATAAAATAAAAGGCTCTTCTTAAGAGACTTCATTAATAATCCTATCTACCATTAACTCATATTAAAAAGTATGCTTTAAGTGATAAGGCAAGTGTGAAGAATTGGTATAATATGGTAAACTATGGTAAATATTTGTAAACTTTTTGTATAATAGTATTGTATAATATTATACATTTGTACAACACAACAATAATAACAATAACAGTATTTTAGTTAAGTTATTATTATCAAATAATATCAATAAAGAAATGGAACCATTAAATGATATAACTATTGCCTCCTTGGTTTTATCTTCCATGGTAGCAGGATTTAGTATCTTGAAAATGGTATTGTCCTCTTCTAAATCCAAAAACATTAAGATCACCAGAAAAGATACAGGTAAATCTGTAACAATATCTAAAGAGTTTAATTTTAATGACAGTAAAAAGCTTTTAGATATTCTTAATTAATGGCCAACTCCCCAGAAGGGAAAGCGAAAGCTGAAAAAACTGGTGTTTCTATTGGGCTTTCTTCACTCTTTGCTACTTTATCTACACTAATACCAGATGAAACATTACGACAGGTGGCAGTACTACTATCACCTCCACTAGGTCATGGTGTAAGCTTTTTGATTCGTAACGGGATCCAATATTTTAATCACAAACGAGCCTGTAGATATTTGGAAGGAATTATTGCCAAATACGAACAGCAATTAAATGATCCAAATATAACCACAACTCGCCGCAAGGAAATTCAAAAAATTTTAGATAAGTATACAGAAAAGCTTGAAAAGACTCATTTAGATAATCTCAATATAAAATTTGAATAAATTATAAACAAAAAAGTCACTCTAACCAGTGGCTTTTTTAATTTCCCCCTTCTTTCCCTACTTTAGTAACCAATCCCAATCCCGCTAACCCCTGATTTATATTTCTCAAATTGAATTACCATTAGTGGTTTTTTTTACTGGTGAAAGTAAACTAAGGATATTTATAGTTTACTTTCGATCTCCAAAGTAAACTAAGAGAATTTATAGTTTACTTTTATAGACTTTTTTGAAAATTTAGTTTTAAAATACAATTTAGCACTTAAAGCTGGTTTCAAATCTTTTTATACATTTAAATCTAATTACAAAACCTTGCTCTATTATGAGACTTTTACGCCCGGAACCATTTCAATTCCCTAGTAATATAATGAGGGGCCAATTGTTTTATAATTTTGATGTTACCGATATATTCCACCCTAACATTCCCTTTCGAAAAGCTTTTCAGGGGTTGTCAATAGGAACCGCTACTGAGGTTTTCTATATGGGGGAAATACCACCACCAGAAGGAGATAGCGTTTTATATTTCGGGACCCAAAATCATATTAATAATTGTGTCAATAATGCTGAAACCATTAATCTTAAGTTAAAAAACCTTTTAGGTAAACTTATTATAAACCGAGAATTAAGGGCACCATAGTCAAAATGGACTTCATGACGCGAAGAGATACCTTAAGTGAATTTTTAAAGAAATGGGAGCCTTTGAAACAAATACCTCACTTTGACACAGCAAGAAAATTAAAGAACCTTACAAAGCTTTTCCACAGCTTTATAATTGATAGGAATATTTACACCCATGGAGGATTATTTTTATTAGTACCAGATAAAATACTTTTAATTGAGCATGTAGAAAATGGCGAAACCGTTTTTAGCCAAATTAATTCTCAAATCCTCTTATCTTACAACAAAGCATATCAATTGCTTCTGACATTTTTAAGCCTTATTGAAGGGCTCTATTATGGGGCAGATGAAGAACGAATTGAGAGTATATTAAACAATTATAACACCATACTTAATTCTTAATCAAACCAACCCCCAATAACATGAAACACCAAACCAAACTCCTTTTAGCCTTGTGGCTGTTGCTACCATTGGGATTAATGGTAAAAGAGGGCGCAGCTAATTTCAAAACCCAAAAATAAAATATGAATATAGATGATCGATTAAAAATTATAAAGACAAGTTGGGAATTGCATAGCCAGGTTGAAGCTAGTTACATGGATAATCCAGCAAAACTTGGAGATGATGGATGGCTGGAGAAACAACGCACGCTACTTGCTGATATGGCGCTACACCTTTTGCAAACTTCAATAAACCCAGGAGAAATAAAACTAGATAAACTGCGGAATAATATCCATGCAATTTTAACTATTTCTGATCAGTTTTTACCTAATGCTGGCCTTAAGAAGGCAACTGAAAAACTATATGAAGACCAGGAATAACTGGTATAAAACCGATTGCCCAGACAACCAATAACATGAAACACTTATTATTAATCCTTTTCACAATCTTTTGCTTCGGGTGTGAAAAGGAAACAAAGATAGATGGGATACAATTTCCTAAAACAGAACTTGCTAATACAACCTGGAAGAGGTTTAGCTTTAAGGCAGTAGTTAGCAGGGAGGATGTTTATGAATTTTTACACTTTACAAATGCAAACACAGTTGAGATGTATTCCGCCGATATTGACGGGAAAAATATAATTAACGGTAAAAGGGTTTACCCCTATAAATTAACCCTTAGCAAAAGAAATATAGATAGTTTTGAAGTTTTTTATCCAAACGGCAAAAGCGAAATGGGTGGAACCACGCAAGATGTTAACGTTATTGTTTTTGGGATTGGGGATTACAAATACGACAGAGTTCCTTAATAAAGCCAGATTCCATAAAAAAAGCCCCCTTTAATCAGGGCGCTTTTAATACCGTTTTGAAAATTAATTATTTAACTTAAAAAAATAAAAATCAAACCTTTACTGATATCCTAACAGCAATTTCTTTAAGTTGGTATTCGTTGTTTTTGTCATAATTACCTTGCTCAATTGTATCAATCCGACTTACAAGTAAACCGGATTTAACTTGAAAATCCTTTATTAAGCTCATAATGTCTTTTTCAAGTTTAATTCTTTCTTGGATTAGTTCTTCTACTGTCATAATTAATCTTTTTTTACAATATTAAATTTAGCTTTAAAATAGTTATTCTTTTTATCCCCTTCCAAATCCATTGGCATTTAAGGCATTACTACCGGATGTCTGATTTTTCTCTATATTCTTAAGAGTAGTAGCCATATTGTTAATAGCATCTGTGTTTTTAACAATTTGTGCTGCTGCTGTCGCTGTCATCCCGGTATTTTGTGCTATTTCCTTGTGATAAGATAGGGCTTGTATTGAAATTTGTAGTTGGTCATATACACTAAGAGCAATCCGCTCATTTGAACCTGCTATTTGAGCCGTATTATTAGCCACCTCAAGCATACCTGGTATAGAGAATGTGTTATTGCCTGCTGCTGGAATATTTGCCGTACCTGGGCTTATAATGGCGGCCAGAATTTGTTTTGCTGTTTGACTTATATCTATAATTCCCAAGCGCATACCGGACAGTTGGCCGGCGATTATTTCGGCTGTTTGTTGCGACATTCTCTCGATACCACCTTGCAAGGAGTTGGCGTTGCTATTAGTAGGGTCAGCAAAATCTATCCCGGCCAATTTCTGCAATTCTGCAAACTTCTTTTCCGCATTGGTAAGAATCTCCTTATATATTCTTTCAAGGTCTTCTATTTCTCCAGCATCCAACCCTCCATCGCTGTCACTTGCTTTTGCAAAATCATCATAAAACCGTTTAAGAGGGCCTTCTAATGCCTGCATTTTTAAACTCTCAATAATAGAGTTCTTCATTAGATCCTTAAAGGTATCGGCAAAGAATTTGGCCCTTTGTTCCGCATTTTTGAAGCCTTGCTTAAAACCATCAGCCATGGAATCCACTATAGATCCGAATGTTGTACCGGTTAGTACCTCCTGCAATTTGGCTTTATACTGCTCTACCTGTTCTTCCAGTTCTTGATATTTAGCAATTAACTCCTTTAATTCCTCAACTTGACCCGACAAGGAACCACTGGCTAAGTCTTTCTGAATTTCATTGATTACTTTCCTGTTTGCTTCTAAAGCTGCCTCTATCGTATCTAATCCACCTTCAACAGGGCGACTCGTGCCCCGGCCTGTTTGGTTTATGAGGTCATTTAAATTCTTTAAAGCAATGGCATAGCTTTGTATTTCCTGCTCTCCTCTACGGCGGCCTTGGACTGTAATATTTAATTTTAGGTTGGTAAGGTCGCTTATCGTTTTCCGGAATTGGATATTAATCAAATTAAGCTGGTCCTTATAAGAAGTTATTTTATCAACCCCTAAAGCTCTCTCTATAGCTCTAGCCTGATCAGATAATAAGCGGGACATTTCCTGCAAGACAGATTTAGTTTTTTCTAACGCTATCTGTTGTCTTTTGGCAGCCGCCTCTCTTTTTTCATCTGAACGATCCATTAAGTCTACCAGTCCGGATATCACACCTATTGAACCGGTAAGAACGGCAAGCGGGTCTTTTGATGCTAAGCCTGCAAATATGGCACCTGCACTACTGGCAATACCAGAAAATGTATTTAAAGCTTTTCCTGCCTCGACATCAATCTTGGATACCAGGTTAGCTGCCGCATTTAAAAGCACAGATACTTTTTGTAATCTTTCTGCTATTTCACCAAACCCTTTTTCGGCTTTATCTATTTCTTCATTTACTCCCGCTAATTTATCCCGCAATTCTGCCGCTGTTTCGGGTGTAGTTAGGGAGCTAGACAAAGCTTTTTCAATTCTTTGTTTTTCCTTTTTTAAATTAGCCAGGTAAGCTCCATCTGTTTTGAATTTTAGCTTTAATTCTAATGTACCTAACTGTTTTTCTAAATTTTGCCGTACTTCTGGACCTATATTTATATCAGCAAGAGCAAGATTTATCTTGGCTATATCGGCTTCAATTTCCTCCATACTGGAATCGTCTAAACCAAGGGTAAAGGTTAAACCTGATAATTCAGCTTCTAAATCTGTTCTAAAAGTGTCGGGTATTAGATTATTTCCTTTCGTAAGCTCTAATACTTTTTTAGTTGCTTCAATTTGTGCTTTTAATTCAGCCTTGGTGTAGTCAATAGCTTGCTTGCTGGCATCCTGATAAATCTTAGTCTTTTTAAGGGCTGCATCGGCGGCATTATTTATTTCGACTTGCATTAACCGATTAAGTTCCTGAATCTCCCGATCTACATTCTGGTTTGGTTTTGTATTTCGAAGTTCTTGTGCCAGTTTAGCAAATTTAGCTATGATAGTTGCTCGTTGTTGTTCAAATGTAGCCGTAGCTACCAAAGCCTCTTGTAGATTTTGGGTACGTAACTTCCGCTCCTGTTCCCAATATGCCTTAGATTCATTTTTAAGCATATCAAATTTCTGCTGTTCTGCAGGGGTTAAGTTTTTGGACGTATCCATTTTAGCTAATTCACTTTCAACATAAGCCCCGTAATTATCAAACGCTTTCTTATCGTAAGCAAATCTTTTATCCGCTTCTTCTTTACCTACTACCAGTTTAAAGTTTTCGTATTCCTGGAATATGCCTTTTTGCCTTTCCATCTCGATTTTTAACTTTTCCGTTTCCTGTTTATACACCAGGTCGGCCGTGGCTTTTACCCGTAACTCTTCTAACCTGGCAACAGGTATTTTAATTTTATTTTTTGGATCACGGTTAAACTTCCCGATCTCATTAGCCATTTTCTTAAATTCATCCTGCAGCTGTTCATTGGCTAATTCATCCGGAGACAAGTTCTTGGCGTTATACTTGGTTTCTAACTCAGCTAACTTTTGAAGTAAGGCAATACGCTGTTCATAGGACCTGTTATCTAAAGCCTGTCCTTTGGCCTTTTCCTTGATCTCGTACCCTTCCAGTAATTTATTTACCTCTTTAAGCCTAACCTGCAACCTCCCAATTTCTTTATCATTAGGGGCTAAGCTGCCAATCTTTTTGCGTAAGCCTTCCTGAATTTGTTTTAAATCTTCCTCATCCGTAGCCATATCCACCAACTTCTTATAGTTGGTGTCTACATCGGACAAGAGCTTCCCAAATTCAGCATTCCCATTTCTCCGTAATACCTCTAGCTGATTGGTGTAATCATCAACCTGTTTCTGGTATTTCTTTCTGGTCGCATCATCGTCGGTGTTTTGCAAATTTTCCTGAGCCTTGGCCAATCTTTCTTCAGCTTCAGCAATAGTCAGATTACCCCGGTTAATGCGCTCTTTTTTCTCGAACTCCCGGTTTTGCTCCTTAATGGTTTGTAGTACATTTTTCGCTGCCTGTAGTTCTTCTCCAGCCTGTTTAGCCATCCGATCCGCCCGGCCTCCATCCAAACCACTATTAGAAGTAGCCGCAGTTCTTTGGGCTTGCTCGTAAGCTTTAGAAAGATCAGCTACCTTTTTTATCTGGTCATTAATAATTCTTTGTCTTTGGTCGGCATTAGCTTTATCAAATTTTAACTGGTCGGTTGCCCTTTTGGTAAGAGCGCCTATTACCTGGTCGTTTGCTCCCTGTGGGTTTGCTAAGCGGGTAAAGAAACCAGCTATTGATTTTTTAGCGTTATCCCAGGTAGCAGACATCCGGTTGGTTTTATCCGCCAAGGTGTCAACTTCAACCCCCGCTTCTCCCATTTCCCGGCGCATAATACGACCTACAGCTTCCGCCATAGTGCCACCAGCTTTCATTTCTTCCCGTACCGCTTTTTGAGAAATACCCAGGTTATCAATAATCCGCAAGGATTCTTTCCCCAGTCCTTCTACAATGTCGTCGGTCATTTTTTCAACCGATTCACCAGTTTCCTTTGCCCGGGTGGATGCAAACAATAAGTAAGTACCCATATCTTTCAATGGGATGTTGAGGTTATTGGCTTTTACGGTAAGCCTTTCCAGTTCAAAATCACTGACAAAGCCTTTTGTCTCCTTCCGTAATTTCTCTAAATAGGTAGCATCACCAATTTTGGAAAAGGCCCGATCAACTCCGGACGCTTTTACAGAAACACCTACTAACTCCCGGCCAAAGTCTACTAGGGTATCCACCAACCCCACCAGGCCAAAAGCACCGGCAATGTTTACCAAAGTGCCCCTAAACTGACTTAATTTGTTATTGTTTTTTTCTATAGCATTACCTACAGCATCAAACCCGGTTCTGCCGGCATTATGGGCTCGGGTAAGTCTGGTTTCTACATCCTCCAGCTTTTTATTGTACTTGGTAATATTATCCGGGTCGGTAGCAGTTGCAATCGCATTTTTATAAAGCTGGGCAGCGCGTTCTAACCGGCCAATGATGCTTAGTTGTTCCTTCAGAGGCCTGCCCCACCGGTCATACCCTTCAGCCCCGGCATTTTTCATCTGCTGAATTTCTTTCTGAAGCTTTTTGATTTCCGCAGTATATTGTTTTATAATTCCCGGATCCGTTGCTTTTCGAACAATGGCTTCATAGGAGGCCATTTCTATTTCAATGGATTCAATGGACTTCCGGAATTGTTGGGCGCTGGCTGCTGATTTATTGAAATTACCCGAACTGTCTAAATTGTTCAGGATATTTTTAAGAGTAGTTAATTCCTGTTCCAGCTCCGCAATACTAGCTTTCATTTCGCCACCTACTGAAACATCAATTTTAGATGAGGTGGGCAAGTTTTGATAAGCAGCTTTTAGCTTGGCAATCTCTTTTGTTCTTTCCTTGATTAACTCCGTTCCGGACTTTTGAAATTCTGCATTCAGGCGAATAGCATCGCTTTGTTTTTGGTAGGCAACCAGTAAGTCCCGTTCCTGATCTTCCAGGTTTTGCAGACTTTTGCCGTAAGTATCAACATCAATGGCGGCTGACTTCAAATTAGATTCTAAATCAATTTTAGACACCTTAACATTAGCCAGCTCCTTTTGGATGGTTAGAAGGCTACGGTACTGGTCTTTCAGCTGAACCACTCCCTGAATTTTAGCAGCCGTCTCATTACTGACGCCGCTACCGGTATCCTTTAAAGCGGCATTTAACCCTTCTACTTCACCTTTTAATTTTTCAATGCTGCTGGCCAGGGCTAAACCTCTGTTGCTACCTTTATCTTCTTCTGAAAGCTGGCTGTAAGAAAGTTTTAAGGATTCCAGTTTAGCTATCTGATCTTCCACATTAGCAGTAGCAATTTTCTGAATGTCCTCATTTTTGAGCAAAGAAGCGGCCCGGTCATCAATGGAATTGGTCAGCGCCAATTCTTTTTCATTTAAGGAGCTTAAAGCTGTTTCATATGCCTGAATATCTTCTGCAACTTTATCAAAATCAGTTGTAAGATTAAGTTTAGCAGACCTTGTTTCTTCCAGCTCCGCCAGTTCCTTTTTAAGGGTCTCCAGTTGTTCCATTTTTTCTGGCAACAAACCAAAGTCTACTTCAAAGGATAGTCCATCTGTACCCTGGATCTCATCCGCAACGCGTTTAAATTCTTCCAGTTGCTGTACTTTGCCGGCCAGATTATTAAAAGCATTATTACTCAGCGAGCGAAAAGCTCCTTCTAAGCTCTTTAACTCTTGTTTGGCATTAGCAATGTTGTTTTGCAAGGATTTACCCTTGTCACCACCTTGCTCTGCTGTGGACAGCTTTAAATAGGCCTGTTCTAACTGTTCTAATTGCCTGCGTTTAGCTGTAATAGCAGCTGTTCCGGCTTTCTGTAAAGAGTCTGACTTGGATAGTTGTATGCTAACTTCAGCCATGGTCTTGGCCAGCTTCTGCTCTTCCTGAACGATCTCAGCTAATTTAGCCCGGAAAACATCCTGACCCGTATTCCCTTTAGCAAAAGCTGCATTCAGGTCCTCTTTATCTTTTTTGAGCTTATTTAAAGCAGCCTCCAGCTTTTGAAACGCCTTAACCTGTAAGGCTGTTTCTGCATCCAGATTTTTATTAACTCCCGGGTTTTGGAGCAATAACTTATTGTACTCGGTTTGCTTTTTGATACCAACTTCAAAACGCTTCATTTCGGCATCCTGCAACGCCTTTGTTTTTCGAAGGATATTTTCAATGCCTTTATCAAAGTCTTTATCTTCGATTTGGGCTGTGAATGTTAACGGGGCGCCATTTATTTCTACTGCCATGCCTAGTTTGATATAGTTCCCCCAATTTCAGGAATACTCAGCAGGCGCTTTTGATTAAGTAGTGGTAACTGGTTAGAGGTAAGGAGAAAATATTTAAGCACCAATAAATTAATATATCACTTATTAGTTGTCCATTTGACAACTTGGTATTATCTTTGACGTATAATACTTGAAACAGCAGAATAGATGAATGTTATTAGCTACCCCACAATAAAAGAATTTTTTGAGGGAAATGCAGCTTCAAAATCATATCTTTTAGACTGGTATCACACAACTAAAAAAGCTAATTGGAACAATGTTAACGAAATGCGTTTAGACTTTCCAAGTGCTGAAATGGTAGTTGATAACAAGGTAGTTTTTAATATTAAGGCCAATGATTTTCGCTTGGTGGCTATTGTTTTATTTAAGGCTAAAAGGGTACAAATAATCTTTATCGGAACCCATGCCGATTATAGCAAAGTAAAAATAAAAGACCTTTAAAAGAGGCCTTTATAAATTAAGATTTAACCGTTATAATGACTTTAAGATGGATTCTCTATTAATCAAAACAGAAGCTGATTACCAGGCAGCATTAAAAAGAATCCGGCAATTAGGTGAGCCGGAAGAAGGGACCGCTGAGTATGAACAAGCAGAAATTCTAACCATGCAACTGGTTAAATATGAAGAAGAAAACTATCCAGCGGAGGAACTTGACCCAATTGAATACCTGAAAATTAGAATGGAGGTATTAGGATTAACTCAAAATGACCTGGTGCCTTATTTTGGAAATAAAGGCAATGTATCCAAGGTGCTTAATCGCAAAAGAGATTTAAGCCTTAACAATATCCGGGCACTATATAAAGGTTTACGGCTCTCACTGGAGGTTCTGGTTAAAGAACCGACCCATGCCTAGCTATTAACTAATATTTAAAGAGCCTGTAAAGAAGAATAAAATGGATTTAGATCAACTAAAAGTATCAATACCAGAAGTAAGGGAAGAGAAGGTAAAATTAGAGCGCAATATTGTAAAGTTGCTACATGAATTCTATGATAAAACAGGTGTGCTGCCTGATAATATTACTTACAAGTCAGAATTATTTTATGTTGAAGAAAGCTCTGCCCCAATAGATATTAGGGTTGAGGTAAACGTGGAATTAAATATTAAAATAAACTCTAATGAAGGACAACAATAACAATCCAGAATAATAACGTAACTCTAATCAAAAAGAGGATATAATGCGAATGAGCTTTTTATAGAATCTGATGTTCATCCTTTGGCTGTAGATTTAAAGTATCAGTATTTTTAAATATCAAAATCTAAAATTATGAGTAATTCAATTATAAAATTTAATGTTCATAGTTGTAAATATGAAACAATAGTTGGTGATAATGACGATAGTTTAAAGCTTATTGAGGGTAAACTTTCTAAAGTCGAGCCACAACAATTATACAATATGTTACGAGTTTTAAATGACCAAAAAGAACTTTATTTGCTTAGGGAAGATAATGGGATAATGGAATATGTAGTTTTATAAAGCTTATAATAAATCTGACTACCCAACCCCCAATAGTTTATCCAGTTCACTATCCTCCATATCATCCGCATTTACCACATCCGGGCCTTTAGGTTTCGGAGTTTCTTTGGGAGAATCTTTATCATCGGAGGTATCAGACTGCGGAATAGTCGCTAGGTAAGCATTAACTTTTACCCAGGACATTTCCCATAAAACAGCCTCTTCACTCCATTTCCAGTATTTGGCTATGCTTCCGATAAGTCCGAACGGGCTATTATCTCCGCGTTCTCCGCTGGGCTTGCCTTTAGGCTTAGGATGTCGGCTCCACGGGCCAAGGCAATAGAATTGGTAAAAGTTGTTAAATCTAACTTCTGAATCACATAAACCAGTACCGATAGCAACTCCTGATCATTGAAGTCCCACCGGATCCGGTTTAATAAAGCTTTGCTGGGCTCTTCCCGGCTGTTCTGCAAGGCAACTGCCACCACGTAGATAATGGTATCAATATGGTTAATTAAAAGCGTGTGCATGTCCTTTAAAGAACGCTCATTCAGGTTTACAATATCTGAAGGTATCTCCAATACCGCCTTGCTAACCCGGTACGCATTGCCCACTTTTAGGCGGTATATTTTATACTCCCGCTTGGCTGGTAGCAGCTTGTATTTCATCAGTAGCTCTTGCCACCTATTGCGGGGTTTAACGGATACGGTTAACACATCCGGCGTATCGACCAGGTTATCTACTACCTGCTTTAAAACTTCTTTATCTTCCATTGTTCTGATAAACACAAAACGCCTAGCATCAACCTAGGCGTTTTATTTAAATGTTCAAACTGTGGTTATTTTGCGGGGCCGTCCCCTTCTTTTTTTTTATCTGCATAAGTAGCCCGACCAGCTGATACTTCCCAATCAGCTACCTGCTGGCTTACTTCTACTTCCTCGCCTTTTTTGGCGGTTATAATTGTACCATTATCAGAAAGTGATACATCTTCCGATACTTTTATTTTAGCTTTTGCCATTTTTATAAATTTAAAAGATGAAAAATACAGGGCGTGCTATCCGACTATAGAAATGTTGTTTCAGCTGTACACCAGGTTACTTCCCCAATATTATGACTGGTAACCCATTACAATCGGAGAAACACCCGCTTTGTCCGGAATAAGGATGGTGCCAGTAAAGTCAATCCGGCCAGCATCCGTTTTGTTAATATTAATATTCAAACGGGGCACAATGGAAACTTTGGCCATGTCGTAACGCTTGTTATTTTTAGTGTTTACCCGAACGGATAGTATAACCGCGTTAATATTGGCCGGGGCATTCCAGACTTTAGCTGCGCCAGATCCGGATACTGTGCCTCCGAAAGCAGCTTGTAAAGCTTCCGGCTCGGTGTTGTAAGTAGACCAGGCAACCCGCTTGGCGCCGGCAGTACTTTGGGAAATAATAGCGGTGTCGCTTTCCTCAATAAAAATTTCCGATAAGGTTCCTTCCTCGGTGGTAATGGAGAATGAATCCGACACGGTGTAGCCGAATTTTTCAGTCAGGGCGATGCTCATGCCACCATCGGCAGCAGGCGCTCCTGTTAATACTTGTGCTAAACCAAAGGTTACTTCTGGCATGACGTTATAATTTATTAGGTTAAAACTTCTTTTAGTGAATTGGAATATTTAATGCTTTAACAATCACCCTGAAATTGATAAAATGCTGGTTGTTTTCATCCCGAAACAAATTATCCTGCTGTACCTCAAAAACATAATCCCCAGCAGCGGACCATGTTTCTTTTAAAGCTTCGTTAGTCAGGGTGGCTAACTCCACTAAGCGATTTATATCCGGCTGACTTTCGTCAAAAGCCCCGTCAAAAGAAAGTCTCAGGTTAGGCACATACACGTTGACGTTCAACACACCTTCCTGTATGGTGGCCCGGTTAAGGGTTAAGGAGTTAATAACCACATCTTCCGCGCGAGAATTCGCAAGGCGCTGATAGAGGTATAATCTACCCGTAGGCTTCTTACTATTCGCAAACAACACACTGCCTTGCAGGTGCTGATGTAATATCCCAGCGGCTTCTAATGCAGTAGTTATCATTGTTTCCCTAATTCCTGTATGGCCTTCATCAGGTCATTTCGTGCTCTAATGCTCGCGCCCGTGATAACATCCCGTCCAAGGGCTGCTTCTAAATAACCAGCGTACTCCATTCCCGCAACTCCGATCAAGCAATAAGTGAAATTTTGATATTCACCTATCAGCGTCTCCAGAAATTGCCTCCCTGTTCTTGTTCCAGTAATCCGGTCAGTGCCAGTATCTGCTTGTTCAAAACCGCCGATTCCCATAATCTCTCCTTTATAGAGTACAGCAAAGCCGATGCTACTGCGTAAATTCCCGGTTACATCACCATAGTCTCCGTTTTCTCGGGCGTAGCCTACAAAGCTTTCACCAATGTAAGTGAGCCTGGATATAATGGCTTTGTGCATTTTCTGCTCTTTCCAGGCTTCCAGCGTACGCCTAACTTCCCGCTCATTAAAATTGGGAGTTAAAGCCATATCCGATTACCTAAAAATGGGTAGGGAAAAAACCTTTTAACCGTACCTTTCCCAATCAATTCATCTCCCTGGAAGATACTCACCTCCAGACCTTCCGGAATAGTCGGGCAATCCTTAGGCAGATAAATGTCCCAGGTGTATTTCACCTCCTGGCCATCCTCACTTTTATGAGTAGTTCCTGCGGCTACCGGCCAGGCCCGGCAACCAACCTGCATTTCCTCGCTATCGGCTTCCGGTATAACCCAATGCCCGAAGCTATTTTGAGTTGGCTCACTACCGCCAAAGGAGAACGGGAAAGCGTAAGGAAATCCACCTGCTACAGCACCGTTTATGCTGATAAATTTAAGGAGGTGAGGATACCGGATTACCATAAATGTGACGCATCCCGAATGGTAGGAACACCTACCGGTTGCTGTAATTTTTCTATCTGGAGAAGCCGGGCTTCTACCTTGTGCTTTACCGAAAGCGGGCCTTCGGTAAAATCTGGCAGGGATACCAAAACACGTAATAAATTTAATTCTGCCTGGGTTATTTCGTCTTTAGCAGCTGCGGAATAACTCGCATCGCCATCAATATCCATATCCAGGAGAACTTTTTCTATCAGCGTCTCATTGGGTACCTCTACCATCAGGCAGGAAACCAGGGCTTCTCTTTTAGTCATTACTCAGCTGGCTGTTTTTCGCCTTCGCCATCTCCCGAATCAGAATTTTCACCATCCGGATTTAAAAGCAAGCCTTGATCAAACAAGTTTTGCAGGCGCTTTTCATTAGCTACCGTGATCTCGTCACCCGGCTCCTGCATTACCTTTGTTTCGGCATTGCGGAAAGGTTTCAGAACTTCATAAGTAGCAGGTTTAGCGACTCTTTGAGGTGCATCCTCACCGGTGGTTTTATCTTTTTTCTTATCTGCCATGACTATGCTTCGATTACAGTTGATTCTAATAAGTAAATAGAGTTCACGTTATTAATTACCGGGAATACCCGGGCCTGAGACTTCGTATGTTCAGAGAAAGAAGGATCTAACTTGTGATATTTAGATATAAGAATGTAAGGTGTAGGCTGTATATAGGTAGCCTTAGAAACAGTCTGACGGTTTTGTTCCGCTAAACGTGCATACACTAAGTCTCCAATAAAGCCATTTCCAGTTAAGAAAATAACATTACCAGCTTTCCACGGCTTAACCGGGGTATCTTCGCCGTTCTTTTCAACAATGCAGGTCCGGTCCATAACTTCAAAAGTGAAGCCGTAACGACGATTTACCATTGAATTAAGCTGATCTGTATCGGGAGTAGGAATATTGCCTCCTACAAAATTGGACTGGAAAGCAAACAACTCCTTCGCCTGGGTGGTATTGGCAATATTTTCCAAAGTATCTGAATCTAAACGCACACGGGTGATTACACGGCCATCTGCTTTAGCTTTGTTCAATACTTTTTTAATGTCGTCAAAAGGCTTGGAAGCAGTGTTTGTCCAAAGTGCAGCTACTCCAAATTTATTTTCATCCGGATAACCAAAATTAAGACGAACAGCGGTTCCTGTGTTATCTGAATCCGTTACTAAAGCAATACCGGTAGATAAGCCAAACTGGTAGGTATATTCGTTGCGTTCGTAGATACCGGTAATAACTGCCGGTGTATCGTTAAAAAACATTTCAACTGCGGCTTCCTGTTGTCCAATGGCTACTAGCGTATCCAATTGAGTAAGCTCGTTTTCATTCAGTTGTTTATGCATCCCGATTTTTGGAATTTCGCCGGTTGCTTTACCCATTGAAGGGCGTTTTTTTACTGGTAATTCTGAGTCCATTGCAACCACATCAGCCATTACTGCCCGATTTGAAAATGTGGTGCTTTCCCACTTACCGGTTACCGAAAATACCGGGCGCAATTCCCGTGTATGCAAATAAGCCTGTGGCCCGGTTATACCGTTTAGCGTTTCCACAGTCCCTAATGACAGGCCCCGGAAATACTGCTGTACCCATTCTAAATATAAACTTTCTTCCATTTTCTTAATCTTCTAAAAAGTGAATGTTTGGGAGAGCAGCCTTAATTGCGGCCTCAATTGGTGCTGTGGGATATTTAGAAGCAACGCGGTTAACGGTACACTCATAAGAGATCCCGGCAAAAGGTTTAGCAGTTCTAATTTCTGCTACATTAATGCCCGCGTAGGTATGTCCTGCGGGTAAAGCGGCGTAAGCGGCACCTGTTACAGGCATCGGCTTAAAATCACCGGTGGCGGTTTCTCTAATTATTACATGTCCTTCCGGAATAACCGTAGGATCGAAACCTGTAACATTTAAAGACTTCCCGCCAGGTATGCTTCTTTGGTTATTGCGAACAATAATGCCCGACTTACCATAACCTATTGAAGTTCCCTCATTATGAAGGTCTACTATAGCCATTTTTCTTTTTTTAAGAGTTTGGAATCATATTTTTAAGCATTGCGCCTATTTTTTCTTTCGGCGCTTCCTTGTTTGACAAATTAGAAGCCCCCTTGGCTGTAGCACCTGTTCCCAAAGTATTATTCACCTCCGATTGCTTCAAAGCCGTGTAATCAGTTTTGATTTCTTCAGCCCACGTTTCTAAGTCAGCTTCATTTTCCGGTAAAGGGGCGCGTTTCCAGAATACTTCTGGCACATCCTTTAATGCGGTTTTAGCTTTCTCTTTGATGGTGGTTTGTGCCTTTTCTGCTTTCAAAGCTTTTACATCCTCCATCAATGTTTTTACCCACGCTGGGGTATCATCGGTTGGAGTTGGTTTTGGAGCAGGCTCCGGATTAGGCTCTGGTGCTGGGGCAGGACTTGGAGTTGGTTTTTGATTAGCGAGTAAAGTTCTAACTCTATCATCTTCTTTGGCTATATCTGCAAAAGGCATGAAATCGTTAGCATTGGTAATTACTTCGTCAATCGCGGCTTCCTCGGCGTCATCTGCTGGTTTGGTGGCAAGTCTTGAACTGATTTGTTCAATCCTTTCTTTCGATAAGTTTACGCCTGGGTATAAAACCTTCAGTCGTTCCTTGATCTTGCTTTTTTCTACAGCCATGTACTTTTAAGTCGTTTGAATATTGAACTTAAAAGTATTAGTAGTAAATGATATAATATTACTGTAGCCTAGCCAGATAGGTGTACTCTTGTAAGTAGTAATCAGAAAGGGGTATAAATAAAAAAAGCACCCGAATTGAGTGCATAAAAGTAGTAAGATAATAGGTTGACTACTCTTTTGGATCGAGTTCTATCCGCAAATTACAGTTTAGGGCTGTGGCTAATTTACTAAGGACTTCAAAAGAAGGATTTCGATTCCCATTTTCATATTCAGAGATCACACTCTTAGTTGTCTGAACTTTAACAGCTAATTGTCCCTGCGTTAAACCGGCTGCCTTTCTTGCTGTTTTAATTTTTTTCCCTAACATTTTCAAGTCCATTTAGCAAACCTACTAAAGTTCGCCTATTTGCGAAATAAAGGTAAGAAATTATTTGGATATTGTTTGCATATATGCGAACTTTAAAGAATTAAAATCAGGGATTACAGGTGGCAGAAACGCAGCGCGTGTGAAGAAGTTCCGGTAGCATTCCGGCGCGCTAACGACAGACTTGCTGGTGAAACCCCGGCTTAAAAAGAAAGGCTAGTTTACGGTAGATCTTGACGTCTGAAACTAGGGAGACGATAAACTAATGAACTAAAAACCGTGCAAGTAAGATATTGAGGTTCGAATCCTCCGGTTAGGCAATAGCTTCGCCGATGTGGTACAAATATCTGAATCTTGCCCTGTAAGAACTGATTTAATCTAATAAGAGGTAGTAGGTGAGCATACACGTATATCCGGGGCGCTCAGGCGTAATATGCTACACAAATGGGCTGCTATACTGGTCTATCTCTTATTGGTGCCTTCTTAGCTCAATTGGTGGAGCATCAGTCTTTGTAACTGAAGGTCATTGGTTCGAATCCAATAGAAGGCTCACAATAGGGTTAGAAGTGGAGCATCCGCGGTTTGAAAAATGCTCTCTGATAAGTTAAATATGAGCTAATAAGTTTTTGCCTATCTAACCCGCTCTCGATGAAGGAAGCCCCAGTGTAAAAGCTGGGGTAATTGAGCACAAAAAAAAACAAAGCACAATGAAAAATCCCGGCAAGCTATTGATGGACAGCGAAGGCAATAAATACATAGCCTACAACGCAAAGCAGCACAAGTCTTTTGCTGACATCGGCAAAGTTCATGTGTGCTATTTAGAGCCTAATATGAAGCCTAAAAAGGACGCAGAAGGCAAGATGATTGTAGGGCTAAAAGCAATAGATAAATTAACTGTAATCGGATTTGTAGATTAAGAATATGGAGCCAATACCTTTCAAAGAACAAAACACCCTGCTAGGGGCAGGAGACAACCCCAACACAATAGGTATGCCGGTAGCCGTAAGTATTAATCCTGAATTATCAGGGGAAAGGCTACACACGGTTTCTTTCTGGAAATTGTCAGAAGAAGAATTACACGAAATAGCCAAAGCAAAAGGTGTCTGGATTTCAAATATGGCCTGGCCTCCGCCTCCGGTCATGGTAATGGCCGAACATCCTTTTAAAGTCCATGGCTTTCAACCTTTAGAAATTTAATCATGGCAGAAGAAACCATTGTCCGAGAGAACTTAATGACTAGACCTGGTTATTCTCCTTATTGCGGTAACGGCCGGTGCAAGTTTACCCTATGGAGTAATTCTAATCCAAGAACAAAATTTAATGGCTCTCAGTTTGTTTGCCCTACTTGCGGATGGACTTCTCAATTTCCCGATGACTTTATTAAGAGGTATAAAGAGCGCCAGAAAGAATTAAGTGCATCAAACAAAAACTAAAATGGAATTAAAAGAAGGATTAAAATTTAAATATCTCGGCGGTGAATTTACCATAGGTGCTATTTACCCCGATTTAGGAGCAGGTGTATTATACACGAAAGGCCCGAATGAAGAGGTTTACGAGGTTAAAATTGCCACCGCTAAACAGCATATTGAGGATGGTTTATGGAAAAGATTTGTTTGTAATACCGAGGACGGGGTAAATATCTATCACGGCGAAAAGTATTGGGGAGTTGGTGCGAATCGGGTACACGAAGTAAAATCTATTACAGGTATGCCCTTTGCTTTGCCTCCTTACCACAAAAGGTATTCAACAAAAGAAGCAGCTGAACAGGCTTTAATAGTAAAGGTGCAAGAATGTTATAAAACAGGCAAAGCTTGCCCTTATAGTTGCCCTGGTTTATGCAAAGATTCTTATTAACCCCTATAACTTAATAAGTTAGAATTTATGGCACAAAAATGCATTATGGATCCCAAAACAGAATATAATAATGGAATGGTTAATAGCTGAAATATTCTTAGAAAATAAAATAATCGCTGAAAAGGTAGCTACAACCCCAATGGCTTTTAATATCAATGATATTGCAGCTTTTAGGCCTGGTATTGAAGATGAAAGTGAATACACCTATTTATACCTTAAATCGGGAGACAGCTTTTTAATAAATCTTCCTTTCCAAAAAGTACTGGAAACTCTGAAAACGCAAAAGTTAGATTATTTATATAATTAAATACCCATGCAAAGACAACCATCACAGGAAGGCTTAGTGCTTTATACCATTTACGAAAAACCTTCTGACTTTCCAGAATATTATGTCTGTAGAAAGCATATTGTCCTTGATGATGGCACAACTAGCCCCCAGATGAAGGTGCTTTATAAAACAAAATCAGTTGAAAACATCCGCGCTACTTTACAAGATATGGGTTTGACTTGTGTAGGAAGGCAGGAGAACGACGACCCTGTAATTTTAGAAAGCTGGATCTGATTTATAAAGCTATGGATAAGAAAATATTAAAGTACCCTATATTTACAAACATGAACAATTTTTGGAAAACTATTATTACCGCTATTGTACTATTGGGTACATCCTTTATGCTTTACGGATTAGTAAAAGCGGTCTACGGTAACTATCTGGTAAATGCTTCTTTTATTAATATTGGATTAATCTTTATCGGAGTATTTGTACTTGTTTATTTTCTCTTTAAGGGCTTAAAAAGGTTATGGACCTTGGCCTTATTGTTATTGGTAATATTGCAAGGTTGTAATTATGCTAAATCCAACCAACAAGTAGTTGTATCGGATGATTGCGGCATGACCTGGAAAAAGATTAATGCCGGGGATGCCGTACCGAAAGGTGGTATGAATGCATGCTACATGAAAGTAGTTATGCCAAATTACCCTATGCAGGGAGATAGCAGGTTTATTTCAAACCTGAAAGACAAAGTTCGGGCTTCCATTCACATTGATTATGATTATTCCATAATTGAGCCTTTAGCCTTTATCAAACAAGCCAAATATTTAGGCAAAGCAAACACTGACGCTGATAATTCTGATGCATTGGATTCTAAAGCATTTGAAGGAGCGGAGAATATGGTTATTGACAAACGCATTCGGGATGTAGGTAAAGCTTTATTTCTACAGGAAGATATTGTTGAATTAGATCAGGCTGACTTAGAAACCAATTTATTAAATGAAGCCAACAAAGTGTTAGAACCTTTAGGCGTTCACCTTAACTTCATTACCCTAACCTTTGATTTAGATGAGCAAACCAGGCAAGCAATAGATATTTCTACAGCTATGAAAATCTATGAAAGCAAGGGTTTGTCCGATGTAGGTAAACAGGTTATGGTTTCCAGAGCCGGAGCTACTAAAGTAACAGTTGAAAATAAAATTCAACCAAATCAACAGGAAGAAGAATAATTAAAGAGCCTCATAACCGAGGCTTTTTTAATCTGCTTTTCTATACTTTTTATTCTTGTCAGTTATAAATGCACCATGGAAATAAATAATGAAACGCAATTTGAAGAGGTGGCAGCACGAATAGAGGAGATTCAGGAAATAGAAAAGGAACGAGGTTCAAATGATTATTTATCCGAGGAATTGCAGGAATTAATGAGTGCTGTAGTGGAATACTCCAGAAAAATAGCACCCCGCAATTCTTAGCATAAAATGGAAGCTGGATCTAATCAGCTTTAGTAAATTTTCTATTAGTTGTAACCCAATCAGGCAAGCGTTTCCGGCCTTCCATTTTCTCCATGTTATCAGCTAGATAATACTTAAACTGATCAGGCACATCAGTAATTTTATTTTTAAATTCATAACCTGCCTCTTCTCCTTTCAATATTGCATCTTGATATTTAGCATATTCTTCTTTACTAGGAAGGAGTGGAACACAATAGCAAATACAAAATGGGTGCCAGTGCTGCCAAACAAAGTCAACTGGGTAAACGGCGGCGAGATGATCGCAAATATCGAAAGTTTTGTGATTTTTACTTAACCTTACTTCATACCCTAAAACGAATGGAGTATTTGACCATCGGGTTTGGTCTGCGGTACGATAGGCGGCGTTAGTCTCTGTTGCTACTAGTCTAAGAGCATTCTTGTAAGAACTCTTGTAAATTCCTTGGCCTGGTTGATACTTCCTTGCCGGCCCTGATAAAACTAACCTGCCTTTTGCATCCCGTACCCTTCTAAATAACTTATCCGGTTCCTTTAAAAACTGCTTCATATCCGTAGCCATCCTGGCAGCTGCTTTGCCTTCAGATATACCAGCGTACAGGTTCATTTCTATTTCTTCATAGAATTGGCCGTGTAATTTCCAGACCCGATCAGAGAGCCTTAAATTGCGTTTAGGCGCATTGATAAAATCCGCTACTTTATCCGGAGGTGTAGGTGGTAACGAGATACCTTCTAACTTTTGTAAGATTAGATCACTGTTTTTGGTATCGGAAAGCTTAAACTCTTTTTCTATGCCTCGGGAAATAATGGCCTGAACTCTTCTACGAAACATATCCAGGCGCTCTTCAATCTGTTTTTTAAGGGTTGGATATTTAGAAAGCTTAAATACTTCAGGTAAAAAGCGGTAAAGGGCAACCGTCCGGAAGATATCATCAATAGCAGACAGGTACTCCTGTTGCACCTCAACCTGGTAAGATTTGAGGTTGTTCAGGTGCTCCTTTTCGTATTGCTCGTTAATATCTGGCATCAGGCGAAGCTTTAATCCATTCCATAACTAATTTATATTGGTTTTGATGGGATCTATTCCTAATCTAAGGCTTTCGTTTAATGATTCAGATACTTCGATTTCATAATGCTCGGTATTTACAGTGCCGCAGTTTAATTGGTAATAATAGCCACCAGGATAAAACTTAAGTCCGGTAACCATGCGAGGTAGTTGCAATTCATCTGTAATCAGATAAACTATGTCTCCTAATCCGTATCTGCTTCTAAATACTTTCATAACCTGCCAATATTGCTATAGTCTCCGGGTGCACCTTTTCATAAGTTTCATTAATACTCACCATTGTCTGAATTACTGTAAGACCTCCCATTCATCCGGATTGGTAATATCTACACTACAAATTGCTGTAACCCTATCCCCATAATTAGCATCAACCACATAAGAATTTTTGTTGCCTCTATTTCGAACAACATTACCCCTTTTTAACTTTTTTATTTCATCAACATTCTGCCACTTAGGTAGAATAGCTATATATTCAGCTTTGGCTTCCTTTACAAAGGGACTAATAGAAACAAAATTGAGCAGTGTAGGCTTACACGCTAGTTCAATTTGAATTAGTGCATCTTTAGCTGAATAGGAAGCAACTACCGCTTGAAAGTTTTCGGATTTAGTAATTCCGGTTTCAGGGGTTTCTTTTGTAAAATTATAGGTGACTAGGTACTCTTTTATCTTTGCCATGATTAATAACTTTCTTTACACAAGCCCGGACAATTATAAGGGCATTTTTTGTCTGTTTTATAACAAAGAAGCTCTATTTTTCTTCTAAACCCAACAACAACCTTAGCAGGTGTTTGAAGAACAAAATGTAAACTATAGGGGTCGTACATAACCCATTTAGCATTTGTCATACCGACTTGGTTTAGTTCAATAGGTGGCGGAGGTTTAGGCATCCAAAACGGCAAATGGCGCAAAGGCTCTTTCCTGTTATTTGGGATCCAAAAATATTCCCCATCATAAAAAACCTCGCTTACATGATAGGATTGAAAACCATAGGTACCTAATACCATGGTATGCGGCTTAGGTAACCTATCCTTAACGCTTATCCATTCCATATCCAATGCCTTAAGTAAGGCTTTTATAAAGGTTAATAATGGAATGGAAATTTATTTTTATATGCATATCCCCTCCGAACACAGCAATTAAAAATAGGATCATAAGAAATGCACAAGCAATTATAGACTTATACATCTCCCATATTTTAGATAAAAGGTTAGCCCATTCCATATCCTACATCGTTATGGTTACATTCTCTTCTGCTTGCTCAGCCTGTAATTGCGCATAATCATCTTCTGCATCGGCTAACAGTGGATTCATGGACTGAGCTGCTTTCTGACTCATAATCGGTTTGCCACCTGTAGCTTGAGAGAGTAGGTTGATTGTTTCTTCTACATTATTCGGCAATGGATTACCGAATTCTAACCCTACTACTAATTTCTTAACCTGGGATTGATAGGTTTTAACTTCTTCGGTCACGCCTACCCGTAAAGCCAGCATATAAGCTTTCAGGATATTAATTTCCCGGTCCAGCATCTCCCCCCATAATTCTTGCTTGTTCATAGCTTTCAGGATGGCCGGGAAGAACTTCATCATTAAAGCAATGCCCGATATTTGGGTACCCTGGCGGTCTTCCTTCTGGGCAAGGTCAGGGGTATCTGTACAGAAGCGTATAGCTTCCTCTAACGTTTCCCGCTCATCTTTCACCATTTCAATGGCCATCTGCGGAGTGAGGTAAGAAGCTTTGCCGCCATTTTCCAACTGTACCACTTTGGCCACTTCGTGTTTATCGGGTAGGTCTATTACCTGCCCTTCCAGTATCAGAATAGGGTTAGCAGAATAATCATTTACATCAGCCCGGGTAGACATCAACCATTCCAGCCGCTCAATCATTGGCTGCACATCTTCCCATTCGGTTTGCTCCTGTTTGTAATAAGTAACCGGAATTTTATTAATGATATTCTTTTCCGGCACTACCTCCCAGGTATCTCCTTTTTTGGTGCACTTGTAAATAGTATCAGCGGTATAAATATCAAAATGCTCTACCTGTTCTTCGCCTTCGGTCACAAAGTATTTCCGGGCAAATGCCTGCATCTTGCCGTAGATGTCAAAATCAGTATACAGAGTATCTCCTAAGCTTTGAGCTAATAATATACATCGCACCCGGTTAGCTTTGGTTGGATCGCTGGCATCTGCCTGGTTATCGTGGTAAGGCACAAATAACCGGGCTACTTCGGTTTGAGAGAACAGAATCCGGGCACTCTCCCGGTTCAGGGCATGCATGCGCATATCTTTCCATAAATCCTTTAGAACCGCAAAGGCTTCTTTGGTATCTTTGGATTCCTCAATCAGCTGCACGGGTTTACCAAATAGAAAAGCTACGGCGCTGTCTACTATTTTCTTTTGGTAAGGAATAGGAATACGCCACTGCCTGACGGTTTTAGATGGCTGGTCACCTTTGGCAGGAAGTATTTTATCCCGACGATTAATGTTAGTCATAACATCGTGCTCCTTGATGTTGTACTGCTTCAGGTTTTTTTCTACCTCCGTTTTGCGGGTGGTAAATTGTTCCTGCACGGATGCGATATCATTAGCATCAATCAGTTTTTTTATTTCTTCTAGTGTCATATTAGTAAAAGCCTAAGGCTTCTTTTGAAGTTGCTTTGATTTCGTATGGTTGTTTCAGCTTATTTAAGGCCACATAGCGAAGGGCATCTAGTCCATGATTGTAGACGTCGACCGGCACATTAATAGCTTTACCGGAAAGCTTATCGACCTTCCATTTGTAATTATTTAATTCTTTGCGGAGGTTAACACTTCTGCGGGTAACGTTCAGATGATAGCGTTTTAAAATATCAATACCATTTTTAACACTATCCGGACCTTTCATGGCTCCTTCAATTCGGAACCCCAGCCTTTTTATTTCTTCAATACTTTTGGGCTCCGCACTATCGGCAATAATGGGTTTGCTTTTATCAAGAAGCTGGCCGATGTCAGGGTTTGTTAATCCGGATTTATAAACTATTTCATCTAACCACAATTCCCCGTTTTGCTGATAAACTTCTATGGCGGCAGTTGGATCATTGGTAAATCCAAAGTCAAGTCCTACCGCTATTAATTTGGCGTTTTCCGGTATCTTATCACAAACAGACCATTTCCGGAAAACCAACCCTTCAATCTTTCCAGTTAAGCCCCGGGCATAAACCCGCCAAAGCTCTTCATCTTCATCTTTTAAAGCTTCAATACTATCCCGGGTATGCTGTGGCAAAAAGGGGTTATTGCGGTGGTCCGAGATAAGTAATTTTACATGAGGCTGGCCGATTAAATGTTCATGCACCCAAAATTCCGCATTGGGGTTATAGTCAATATATGTCTGGGTGTAAGTTCTTAGATATAACTCTTTAAAAATAGGATAAGGAATACCATTAGCTTCATTGATGAAAAGGTAATCTCTTTTACCAGACTTGGCATCCTGCGGACTATCGTAACTCTTAAATTCCATAACAGATCCGTTATTGAAAGTAAAAGTTAAGGCTGATTTGTTATAGGATTTTATGGCTCGTTTTAGCTCGGTTGAATTTTCGTAGATTTCCAGAGCATCCCGTAAGGCGCCTACTCTTAAATTGGGGATATCCTGCCCTACGACAGTACATACTTTCTTTTCCCGTTCTGCTAGTTTGGTAAATAAGGCCTGATCAATGCTATAGGTTTTCCCGGAACTGGTACCGCCTTGGTTTACTGTTATCAGGGCATCAGAATGATAGTTAGCCTCATATAGGGCCGTAGTAGTAAATAGAATATTTTCTACCTCTTCTACCATCATAATACGACATCCTTTTCAGATGAAACAATGGGCACGTCAGAAGGCAGTATTTTAACAACTGTTTTAAAGATAGGAGCAACTTTAGCCTGGTCGTTATCTTTTTCGAATAACCCATGATGACGGGCCATATCTCTTAAGGCAGCATCTGCAGCATACATTTCTACTTTAACGCCGTGCTCAGTTGGAGAAACAGATTTAATACGGCCGGCTTCTTTATCCTTTACCAGCTTTGCCAGATCAAGGTCTGCTACTTCGGTAAGTTCAGTCTCTCCCGCAACCACCCGGTAAGCATTGGGGTTTCTTTCTAATTCAATTTCGTAACGAAGTATTTCTAACCGCTTATTATTTTGGGCTTTGTTGTGTTGGTCAATTACTTCAGAATCCTGAATATTCGCCCGTTGAATGAATTTATCAGCATCTTCTATTTCTGCCTGAATATCTAAAATAAGCTCATGTAAGGACTTCTTTACTTTGGGGGTTCTTACTACCTGTTTGATGACAAAATAATCATTCAGGGAGCTTCTGGCAATGTCAGAAATAGACTTTAAGGTTTCAGCAGAAGAAAGAGACATTTCTTTTAGCCTTTTATCAATAGCGGCCTTAACGTGAAGTTTTGTGAATAATTGGTATCCTATCTCTTTTGCGGTCTTTTTGGAATAGCCTGCAGCCCGGGCAGCTTTAGCTTTGCAAAATTCAATACAATAAGCATCCACGAACCGCTGTTCTTTATCCGTTAACTCCTGTAATGGTTCGTGATTTATTTCTGATGACATTATTAAAAAATTGAGGTTTGTGTATTCCTAACTGTAAAACCTTCATAGGTGCGGGTTTTTTCGCAGCCTTCCCGATCAATAAACTTTTCCAATAGGACCTCGTGTACTTCGGTGGTAATGATGCGAAAATCTTTATAGCGTTGAAACCAGGTTATAACCTCGGGTATAAAATTGGCGAGTGATTTTGGTGAGCATTGTAAAACTTCAGCTGCAGTATTCTGGATACCCTGCCAGGTGCGTTTTCTGGTTATGCCGTGAATTTTTTCCGGATGATATAATAGCAAAAGGACCGCTAAAAACTCTTTGCGGTACTCTAAATATTTAGAAGTTATATGCCGGCCAATTATTTCTTCCTGTTCAATATTTCGGTAAGTGCAAAACTCCTGCAGGAACAAAGGCAGTAAGTCGTAATCGGTAAATATGGCTTTAGGCAATATGGCACGTATATCTTCATCCAACTCTAAGGCAAGGTGAGGATACCGCTGAACGAAACGGTTAATGATTACCTCTGCTAAGTTGTGGTCCATGCGACCGGATTTTAATACGTTCATATTTTCAATCAATAATTATGATATCCTGGCTTTTAGTTCGGTGGTGGTCATTATTTATAATCCTCCGGCTTAATCTCGATCTCCAGCTCAACCGCTACTTTTCTCAAATAAGCTTCTGCTCCTTGGTAGTATTCCTCTGCAGCAGGACCTGACCTTACATGATCAATTCTGGTTTCCTTCAGCAGCTTCACTATTGCATTCTTAGTTGATTTCTTGTTTAGTCTGGCCATCGCTTTTAGTGTTTGGTATATTCTTCTGGTCTGATTCTTATTCCTAATTTCTTTGCCACATCCAACACCCCCTCTTTGTAAAATTTATAGACTGCCCGGTAATCACTTCCCATAAAGCCAGCTCTCAGTTCATTCTCTCGCAAGGCTTCTACCATTGCGGTCTTGGCATCTTTCCTAGTAGCGGTGAATTGAGCTGTTTCCCAAATCAGAGCTACCAGTACAATCACTACCACCAGCATCAGGAATATTTCAACTGCCTCTTTCATGGCTGTTTGCTGGCTGGTTTATGGTCAATAACAAAAAGCCCAACCACCACAATGGCCGCGGTGAGAAGAGCAACCGAACCAACGAGTGCTTTAACAAAAATCACCGGGTACATTAAGAGCCTTGCCATATTTATGGTTGTTTTGGAGTCAGTATCTTGTTGCTTTTGGGTGCGGCAATTATAAATAAATTGAATATGTATACATGTAAATATAAATAAAATATATATGATTTACCTAAAAAATATATTTGGTTCTTTATCATTCCTTGCAACTATGCTGCAATTATATAGCGCGTTGCATATATAGTGCATTAACTAGCCTTCTGGTACCGGATCGGGAGGAGGTGAGCCGGAAGGTAGTCCAGGATAGCTTGCTGAAAAGATTCTAGGTTATCCACTACTACCGACTTATAACCAAAGTATTCATTTTCGGCTATCATTTCTTTTTGTTCCGGACTTAAAGACCCACCTGGCTTTTTCATTTCAATCCGGAGGCCGGAGTACTGCCCGTTGGGAATATCCAGATTCAGATCAAGCACCCCTTTGGTTAAACCTCTGGCTAAATCCTGACTGGCTGTGATGGCATTTTTGTTTCCGTCGTTGTGCACCATGTAAAGGCGCCGGCGTAATCCACGAAATTCATTTTTAAACCAGGTCACACATTCGGCCTGAATTTGGGCTTCTGGTTTGATTTTGAATGAGTTAGTCATAACTGATTATATTTTTTTGTCTGCGTGTCCACGTTTTTCCTTTATTCTAGCCCCTTATTACTTATTTGTATTTTTTCTTATATTGTGTAAATAGAAAAAGTACAAAATAAGCAAGTAAGTAAAGGAATCAGAAAAGACGTGGACACGCGGACATTTATTCAATGTTTTTTTGATGCTATTGCTTTGATATCTTTTAATGAAGGCATCTTAACAGTTCTTTTTTTTACCTCCTCTATATTAGTCACTGGAGGTGTTTTTGCCGATTCTTCTGATGCTTTTGGAATTATTGAGGCGAGCGAGGGAAGTTTTACCATTGTTTTTACACCTTTAGTTTCTTTAATTGGTTTAGGTATTTCAAATTTAGGTTCGTTAGATATTTGATTTATTTTAGGCTGTAAATCAAATCTATAACTTTTTGCTTGTTGAATACAATCCAACTCGCCACTCCTTAATTCATGTGGTGCAGAGAAACGGCCGTTCTGATAAACTTGGGATGTATTTATGTGATTATCTTCAAAAAAATTACATGTAAAAAGTTCCATTCTGACTTCCTGCAAGAATCCCATCGGGATACGACTTTGCCCCATAATTGACAAAATTGCATCAAATCTTTTGCCTAATTTTCTTTTGTAGGTTTCGGTAACGGCACAGGGTTTTAATTCTATAATCATAAGAATAGACTTCTTAATATCTCCATACCAAGTAGTGACAGCAAAATCAGGAACGTACCCATCAGGTAATAAAAGTGATTTAGGCTCATACTCATAATGAACTGTAATATTTGAATCGTTCTGCTCATTAAATATATCCCAACATCTAGCCAGGATAGCCTCAGTTTTAGATCGAAAAATAATCCCTTTATATTCAGTGGGCGTTGCCTGTATTGTCTTTTCCATTGGTATGTGATTTAATTGTAAAATAGGTTTGGTTTTTAAGCGGACCAGGTGTTCTATTCTTATCCTGTTCTACTTCCAGTTCCATATATTTAAAATACTTTGTCAGCCATTTTTTAAATCGATCAAAAGTAAATCTAGACTCATTATTCCCAGATTCTAAAAGGAAAGAATCATAAATATCTTTCTTATAATAAGTGTAATTTCGATCTAAAGCATCACAAAACTCCACAAAACTATCGCTCGTTTCTTGCAATAATTTTCTTCTGTTAATATTGATTGGGGCAGTAAATTTGAGCCCTCCGGTTAAAAACAACTGCACACAGTTAATCATGAGGTTATCAAACCGGTTCCATTCCTCCGCCTCCCAATCATTAAAAAACTCTAGTCCAAATTCATCAACGGGCGTATATTGTGCGCTGTAATGTGGCGCTATCTCAATCTCAAACTTACGGCGTGCGTGGCTGTCACCCTCACCACTCACCATATCATTGGTGGTAATGGCGAACTTTGGTGAACGTTCATAAGGTACACTTACCTGACCTAAATAGAGCCGGTTAATTTTAAGCTCATTGGTGGTCATGTTAAACAGTTTGTCAAAAGGCAATCTCTTACCATCCCAATCCTCAAACACAATTAAACGAGTAGTTTCATTCACGGTCTGCATGGCAAATTTATCTTTGAAATCAAACGTCTTTCCGTCCAGCACCTCCGTAGGTTGCATGCGTTTGATGGCCTGAAAAACAAGACCTTTGCCGGTACCCCCCGATGGAACGTCGCTAATTTGTTCATCAACTAATATAACTACTTTTGGATTAGATGGTGCTTTATATCCATGTAGTAAATACCCAATTGCAGTCATTAAACTGCAAAGCCTTCCAGGTGTATTGTCTCCAATTGGTTTAATTTCCTGCCCGGTTATGTTAAAAAGAAATCTATAAAAGTCAGTGTCATTTAAATAGTCGGTTTCTTCTATTAAAGTAAATTTTCGATCAATTACCTGCTCCAGCCAGATTTTACCAGCGAGCAATTTATAATCGCTAAAGATGACCGTATGGCGGGTTATGGTTAAAAACCCATTATTAAAATAAAAATAAGCATGCGTCCGGGTGTCACGCTGGAACTCATTGCCAATGTCCGGCAGCATTTCAATTAACCCTTCTTCAAACCAGATGCGGTGCTCTGACTTTAACCGCTCATCCAGTTCAAAGCGGAAGATGCCATCAAACTCAAACGGGAGGGAGGCCACGTATGAAATAACGTATTGCTTGATTTCCTTGCGATCCACGGCACGAACAATGTTATTCTTAACCTGTACCACCAGGTGATTCTTGCCTACCTTATATGTGCCAAATCCAGCCTCTTCTAAAAAGGCCAGGTACTTGGATTTTGACATTTCCAGTTTGTACTGTTCCTTCTTTTCATCTTTCAGAACCAATCGCCAGAACTTCTCAATTTTAACATTCGGCTCCTGGTAAATCTTTTCCACTACCGGACGGAGTAAGTTTTCCGGTACCCCGTTCATGGCACTAACTTTGGTCAGAACATTATCCGGATACTGACCATCGCGGCGTTGGGTACGCACGTACATTTCCACTTCATCCGGTAGAATAGGCTCTGCCATACCTTCCCGGATCGAGCGGCTGATAACCTTATCAGCATCCTCATAACTGGCTACGTTGCTCTTTTGCCGGATCGCATTTTTTAATGCCTCCTCAGCTTCGGATTGGAAAAGGAAACCAGTGGCCACGTAACCACCCAAAAGAAAGCCGGCTGTATTTAGCTGTTTATGCTTCTCACCATCCTCAGCTTTTAACACCAGGTTAACCGCTCTTTCCAGAATGACCTGCCCGTAATTGGTGCGGCCGTAAACCACAGGAGGAGCGGAGGGCTTGGGTCTTAAATCCAGTTCATTTAGCTCATCCGGCCCCAAGGTTTTACTGTCGGGATTGTGGAACAAATCCGGATCATAAGAAATAAACCGGGCACGGTCCACATTCTTGCAGGACTTATCAATCAGGACCTCATAGGTTTCACGGTAATACTTCTCAATCCATTTAAAACTATCCAGGTGCCGGAGCGGATCTATCTTGACATACACCACTAAGCCATCACCCGAAACACTTAAATGCAGAGCATAGGTGTAAGGGTCCTGCTCCAGCTGGCGCCGCTTGCTGGTGTCGTGGTCAATGTCAATGGCCAGTATACCGGAGTGGGTTTTTAAGCCGGGAATGCTGCGGTGGCTGAAGGTACCGGAAGGCGTGAAGTAAGGAATTGTTTTCTTTGCTTCCGTCCGGGCTTTCTTATCTTCCAGCGTGCGGATCTGTTCCACGGCTGTTTGCCACTGGCCTTGCTTGATGCCTTGCAGGATAAGCAACAGCGCCACCTCGTGGCCGTTGGTAACTTCTTTGATGTGTTTATATAAGGATACCATCATGGGTTATTTACTGTCAGGTACTTTAACTTTTTCCGGATTAGCAGCTTGCCACTCCAGCATTTTAATGGCTAACTGATGCGCCTGTGCTGCTTTCTTAAATTGTTCCTGGTTGGCATTCGGGCTGTGTAAAACCAGTCGGCACCAATCCAGGATAATCTTAGGCGCATAGGTGTCTGCAGCCCTTAGGGTAAAATAAGGCTCGTCGTTATGCAGGATCATGCGGCCACTCCTTTCTGCCGGTTCTGGATCTGCACCCAAACCCATCCCGGCTTAAATCCTTTCATGCGGGCAAACTCTTTCAACTCCTCATCTGTCATGTCACTCCATGGCTTGCGTAAGTGCTCCGGCACCGGCACCTTATTGGCTTTGACTGGCTTGGGTAAGAAGTTGGTAATATCTTCAAACTCCTCCTGTGGTAATTCCCGTTCGTGAATGGCAATGGAAAAGACATAATTACATTCTTTGCATACCTGTGCTCCTGTATGCTGAAGGAGGAAACAATTCGGGCATTCCTTCATAGGAGGAGCACCACCACCTTTTTTAGGTTTATCCTCCAGGCTATACTCTTCCTCCAGATCAACCGGACCGTGCATGTAGACATTGCCACCCTGATCAATGACGGTGCAACAGGATTTACCTAAAGCCGGGCGTAGTCCACGGCCTACCATCTGTAAGTAGAGGGCCTTGGATTTGGTAGCCCGGTTCAGGATTACCGTTTCAATAGCAGGAAGGTCAAAGCCTTCAGTTAAAATGTTCACATTGCACAGCACCTGGTATTTGCCTTCCCGGAAATCACTCAGAATCTGCGCCCGTTCCAGCGCCGGCGTTTCCCCATCCACGTGGGCACAACTGATGCCCTGCTCATTAAAGAGCCGGGCCATCTTTACCGAATGCTCCACATTAACATTAAAAACAATCGCTTTGGAACCAGGGGCAAACTTGTTGTAGTGCTGGATAACACCGTCATAAATAACCGTTTTATCAAACTTGGAAAACAGTTCTTTGGCGTTGAAGTCGCCGCCCGTTACATGCACATCACTCATGTCCCGTTTAGGCCCGTAGTACCTGGCCGGGACCAGGTGCCCCTCATCCACCAGCTGGGTGATGGTGATGGGTGCCACAATCTGAGTATAGCCTACTGATCCGAGTCCTTTGCCGTCCAACCGGAAAGGAGTGGCAGTAAGACCAATAATAAAAGAAAGACGGTATTGCTCATCGTTTATGATTTTTAGAAAGCCGTTCGAAGGACTGTGATGACATTCATCTATTATGATCACATCCGCTTTCGGGAGTGCCCTCCGGATAAGCGTTTGCTGGCTGGCAACCATCACCGGGCGGGCTTTTTGTGTCCAGCCGGCCATGATAACACCTGGCTTGATGCCAAAGGTGTGCAGCCTGTTTTTGGCCTGCTCCACCAGTTCTTTGCGGTGAGCCAGAAAAAGAATATGGTTGCCGTTTTCAGTGGCTTTGCGGATCATTTCGGCGGCCACGGTGGTTTTGCCTCCTCCGGTGGGGATCACTAAAATCATGCGGCGGTGGCCTTGACGAAATGCTTCCCGGAGCTCCTCAATGGATTGCACCTGGTAAGGACGGAGGGTAGGAACGTTAATCATTAAAATATTTTTCTGGATGTGGAAAGAATAAAACCAAAAGGAGCAAAAAGGCTAATAAGGCCAGGGTTAACAGGTGTTTCATGGCTAAATCAAGATCCTTAAACCTTCTGGTTTCCTTACCCGCGATAATGCCACATATAACTGGCCTTTTTGAAAACAAGGAGTTTTTAGGTCGACGGTAACTTCATCAAAAGTCAATCCCTGGCTTTTATGAATTGATAGGGCATAGGCTAGTTTTATAGGCAACTGCGAAATGCTGCCTATTTCCCTTAATTCAAGCTCATTTGTAGCCTTGTTAAAAACGTATTCTTTTTTGGTGAACTTGACCGTTTCTAATGGGTAGTCAATATCATGAGCCCGAATGAAGTATTGTTTTTCTTTTACAATAAATTCTCCTAGGGCACCATTGAAAAGGGGCGCGTCTTTGCTGTTAACCAGGTACATAATTTTAGCCCCATTTTTAACCTCAATCCGGCTTTCTAAATTAAAATCATCAGCCTTAACATTGCCTTCAACAACAGCATCAAATACCAATAAATCTGAATTTATGGCAGCAAGATTAGCCTTATTATAGGCTTGCACTGTTGCATTATGTGGAGCCAGAATTACACCTGCGTTTGGGGCTTCTCCAACAAACTGACGGAAATACTCTGATTTTAATCCCTCACGGCAAAGGTTTAAAGCATTGATAAAATCCATATCTGATTGCCGTAATACCTCATCTAATTCTAAAGATTCAAAGTTTAGCTTGGGATAGATATTGGCATCAAAAAACGAATCACCTTTATAAATTTCATAAAGGATAGCTCTGGTGTTATCATTTAAAACTGGCGGTAATTGCTTAAGGTCTCCAATAAGAATTACCTGTTTTTTATCTAATCCATTGCACCCGTTTTTGCGCAACGTCCAATGCATAGCATCCAGGACATCAGGCCGCAACATGGATACTTCATCAATTATTAGGGTGTCAATAACATCAAGCAGCCTGCGTTTCTCGCTAGACACATAATTGCATGTTTCAAAATTCAGAACACCAAAAGGATTGAGTCTAAACAAAGAATGAATAGTCTGGCCGCCAACATTGTTTGCTGCAATACCGGTTGGGGCTACTGCTGCAACTTTTCTGCCTGCTTCTTTCAAAGCTTCAATAGCTATTTTCGTGATGGTACTTTTACCAGTACCAGCTTTTCCGGAAAGAAAAATATTTTTACCCGCCAAAACCATTTGAAGAAATAATTCTTGTTTGCTAGATAGTATCATATTAGTACCCCCTCAAGGTTGCATAGGTCGGCACCCAACCGGGAGCCCCGTACTTTTTCATAAATCCCATGACATTGACAAACTCCGCACATTCGGCGGCTTCGCGCATCTTGCACAGCAACTGGTAGGTGGCCTTAACATCGGACAAAGCCCGGTGAGCGGTTTCATTCACAATGCCCATCCGGCTGCACAAGGATTCCAAAGAGTGCGGAAACGGGTAGCGGAAAGCTGCTACCGTCCGGGTGCACAGGAAAGGATTAGTCAATGGTTGACCACCTAACCGATTATAAGAGTGATGCAGGAAAGACAAATCAAAGGCCGCGTTGTGGGCAATGATGACACTGTCACCAATAATGTTGCGGAGTAGCGCCATGGCTAAGCGTTGGTTCGTACCATTAGCCAGTTGCTCCTCTGATATGTTATTGACTTTGGCAGCATACTCACTGAGCTTGACACCTTCCGGATTAACGATGCAGTTAAACTCCATCTTGACGTCGCCATCAATTACGCGCATGGCGCCAATCTCAATCACGCGATCTTTATCCGGATCTAAGCCGGTGGTTTCAAAGTCGAGAATAGTTATGTTATTGAGTGACATAATAGGCCTTAGCTTTAAGTTGAGCCACAACAGCCTCAACACCTTGTTTATTTATGATTTCCTGTAACTCGCCAATGGCAATTTCATCCATGATAGTATTACATGGGCAAGTAATAGAATTGGGAAGGGTATTTGGTTTACCTAATGCTTTGGCTATAATTTTAGTCTCATCAGCATCAAGACCACAGTTGATGTATCCCATTACATCATCGAAGTCAATGTCAACATCTATGTCAACCTCAACCTCTTTTGAAACATATTTCGTGTATCCCATAATTGACCCTTATTTAATTTCGGTATAACATTGATTTGAACTGACAGCCCCGAACCTGACCAGGATGGGTTCTTTGTCGATAAAATTTCTAACTAGCTCCAGGTTGTCTTCCAGCCATTGGCCATTGTAGTAGATTGGTATCCCGTTCCAAATTGACTCCGGATCCTTGGAGATGTGAACTGTTATTTTGGAGCAGCCTTCATGCCGCTCCGCTAATAATTCCCGACACTTCTGTTCGTTGAATTGGTACCTCATTATGCTGCAGCCTCCAACTGTTCAAACTGCAACGGTTCCCGTACCTCAATCTTCAATGCCTCGCTGCTACGGTCCACCATCTCCACAAATAGCTGCAGGTTGTTGGCAGCCGCCCAGGCTTCCACTTCTGCCAGGCTGGTGTTGTCAAGCAGGGAACCATCAAACCGGGCAATCCTTACCTCACCTAATAAGGCCATCTGAATCTTTAGTCCGGTAATGATGGCGGTAGCGGTATTAATCTGGGAACGCTCAAACGGCAAACCATTCAGATACAATTGGTCATCATCAAAAGTCAAACCCTCTACCGGCATTTGCGACTCCGCAATAGCTTGTTTCTTTGCCTCCTGGATATCGGCAATCCGCTTATTTAAATGCTCCTGCTGTTTGATCAGCGCTTCCAGTTCCTCATATTTCTTGATAGCTGCCAGGGTGTGATCCACCTGCGCATTGTGTTCGGCGGCGCTGTCAAACTTGGCCTGAATAGCAGTGGTGTCTATTTTAGTGTTGGCACCTAACCAGGCAGACGCTTGCTGATTTTGGGTTTTAAACTGATCTGTTTCAGCTTGCAGGGCATCCACTTCTTTCATCAGCTGTTGGATGCGCGCTTCATTATAAGTAATCTTCTGGGTGCGCTCATTTAGGCGGGAGGCAGCACCATCAATGGTGTGGTTAAACTCATTGGCTTTATTGAGTTCTGCCACCAGTGCGTTTACATCAATCTTTTCCGTTTTTGATTTGTCATAGGTAACCGTTTGGGCCTCTACCTCTTTCACCTTCCGGTTAACAAAAGTGCGTTCCTGGTAAAGCTCCGCGTATTGTTCATCCAGATCGGAGAAGTCAATGCCAACCAGGGTCTTGATCTGCTCCACCTGCTTTTTTGGGGAGAGGGAAAAGAACTGGTTAATGTCAAAGTCAATCACTTTAACAATCTGATCCAGCATGGTGCGGGGGCTTTTATACTGAGCACCCTCCGGAGACTCCACACTTAGATTCAACTTTTCAGTTTTGGCGTTGAAGATGGCCCGTACTATATACTCACCCATATCAATGCGGACTTCGCCATTCTTTTCACCGGCTTTTACCAGTTTGGGTGGCAGATCTTTGCCGGTCAGGATTTTAAAGATGGCATCAATGAAAGAGGTTTTACCCTTGCCATTGCCACCTAACACGTACACGTTGTTGCCTTTAATCTCCAGACCTAGCTCAGAGATGGCTTTGAAATTCTTGATTTCTATTTCTTCGATTTTCATGGTTATGATTAATTTTTAAGCGGCTATTGAATGGGCGGCCTCATGATCAAAGTAGGCCAGTATCCGGCCAACGCCTTGCACCTGTAAACCCTCCCGGATCCAGGCTTTGGAGCCCGGATGGTAGGAGAAGTTATTTTTGTACAATTCGTTTTTGGTGAACCTGCCCGGAGCCTGCGGGAAAGTAATCTCTACCCGGCGCTGCTCCTGGTTAATATGGAAGCTGCCAGCCATATTAAAAGGGTAAGGGGCCATCAATGGTGGCAAGTTCAAGCTCAGCCACTTTAACTGGTTGCGCCACTGGTTGCGGTTGTGGTGCTGGTGCAGCTTGAGGCTGTGGAACTGGTTGAGGCGTTGTATCCTGAATGTTTAAAGCTTTGCCCTCTTTGGTGGCTTTGATTTTTTCTTTCAGGAACTGCGGCAAAGAGTTAAACTTATCCTGTTGGAAGCTTCTGATATTAAAAATGAAAGAAGGGTTTACCTGTGGAGGGCACTCAATGCCTTTCATCAAAGGAGAAACCGTAGCAATGGTGGCATAGGATTTACCTTGCTTGCTCACCTTATGAATAATGTTTAACTGGCAAGGAATTCCAATCAGTTTAGAGACATTAAAACTTTTAGCTTCATCGTCGGTAAACTGCTTGCCTCTCCAGCTTTCTAAATCCTTTCTCAAGTTCGCCTTGTCACCCATGGATAAGGTGTATTCTTTGGAAATAACGGATGGCTGTGGGCCATTCTCTTCTTTGTATACCCGGGTCTCCGTTGGCAGCTCCCAGGTAATGCGTACCTTTTCGTTTTCCTTGGTTCTACCTTCGTACTCTTCCGTAACAGTACCCAATAGTATCATGGAGTAGCAGCGTGCCAGGTAGTTCCCGGCTGGGATTAATTCAAAAGATTTTTCTCCTGTTGATGTGGCAATAATTTCCTCGTCTGGTGCAAAATAGTTCTCGTTCATGATTGAAATAGTAAAAAGGTTATAGATTATGAATTAGATTATGATTGATTTAAATTTGATTTGATGACGGTAATAAGGTCTTTCAATTTGCAGTTGACACTGCACGGCCCTAGTTTGTGGTGGCTCATGCTACCGGGCTTAACTGGTGTTCCTCGTAATAGCGGTTCAGCATAAAGCTGTAGTTGAATTGCTGGCCATCCGGCTCTATGGCTACTAAGGAAGTTTTCCCCTTTTTTGCAGCTTTTCTTATAGCTCTGCCGGCGCTGCTCATCCGGCATAAGGTGCGGTAAACAACTTCACCTTCGTTGGTCTTGAAAATGGTCATGGTTATTCTCCTTGATTAAGTTCAACTATTAAAGCATCAGCAACCATTACCGCCTCTTTGCTTAAAGCCGTGGCTATTTCGGGAGTTACAGTAACCTTAACTCCTGCCATAGACCCCTGAAGAATGGAGATGGCAAAGTGTTGGCGAATGGTAAGGCCACCTGTTGAATAGGTTAAACCATACTGCTTTTCTTTACTTGCATCAGCAAAGTCTACATCGGTAGTTATTTGCGGCATTGCTGGTTCGTTTCCTGTGAGTTGCATGGTTATTGAATAGGAAGGTGAGTGTTCTTGGAAACTTTCAGCCGCATGGTGATTAGCTTGGTAATCAGGTCATCCATTTCTTCAATTGCTTTCTCAGCGTCCCCTTTATCAATGGCTTTCGAGACATCCTTCCATTCCCGGTGGCCTTTGCCTTTAACTGAGAAGAAACATTTAATCTCTTTGGGGTCCGTTTTAAAGGCTTTGTCAACCTCATTATATATAAGGTGTAAGTAAGCCTGGCTTTCTTCTCTCCATTCAGGTTCAATGTTGTGGGGAGTGGTAAAAACAGTATCCTTGCGCACTTGGCGGCTAGGTGGCACCAGGAAAGCACTGTAATCAATTGGGCTGGTTAATGGGTTAGGTAAAAATGACGTTGACATAACAAAAGATTTAGAGGTTGGGCAAATAATTAATTTATGATTTGGTTGGTATATAGAACTTTTATATATTAGCAGCGTAAATCATTTACGCTCTCCGCATTTGCGGCTCTTCATCTCGGGTAGTGAACCCAAGAATTTTAGTATCCCCCAACAATTCAAGACAAGCAAGTTCGGTTACTCGGTAACCCTTTTCACCAACACAAAAAGCTTTAAGTTTTCCAGTGTGAATAAGACTGTAAACAGTGTTCTTGCTTAGCTGTAACCGCTGATAAAGCTCCGGACCTACTTTGTAAACTTTAGAAAAGGTATCCATCAGGGCTTTCTTGTCTCCGTATTTTTCAGAAGCTTTCTCAAGCATCTTGTTATCCCAATAGGATTCTGGTTTTAATTCAACATTCATGGCTTAGGCGGCTTTTAAACTTTCCAGTTCGGCTAAAGTCTTTTCGGTTTGGGCGGCTAAAGCAAGCGCAACCACTTTGTGCCATTGGGAATGATTGGTGCATAAACCTAAAACCATGTTGCGCACTTCAAAGGCTTTCATGTTGGTTTGCTCCATTAATTTTTGTAGCCAATTTTTGCCCAACAGTTCTTTTAGAGTTTCAACTTTCATTTCCGCTGGCTCCAGATCAAGGCTCTTGTCCACGTACATATTTACATGCGCCGTGATTTCTTTCAAGGTTGGTAAGCGAGAGGACTTGGATTGATTAACTCTCCGAAGGTTGGTAATCTCCTGGCTTTGTTGGGTAATAATAGAGCTGTGCAGATTGATTGTTTTTTTCAGACTGTTCAGATCGCTTACCAGTTGCAGGTAAGTTTCATTAGAAAGAGTAGCGGTGGTTTCAGATTTACCGGCTAGAAGGATTTCTTCAATACGATCGAAAACCCAAAGCTCAAAATCAGCAGACAACCAGGCAGCAAATTTTAAGGCTAGTTTCCTGTGCATCCAGGTGCCGGGGTTGTTGCCGCCTCTATTGACCCGAACAATACCAAGGCCGGAATTCCGGTCTTGCCTTTCAGACCCAATAGGAGAATTCTCCCATTGCTTTTGCAAGGCCATAACGAAAGATTGGGTTTGCTCATTTTTCAAAAAATCTTTTGGAGCCTTTCCAAAAGGTTTAGCCATTTGAGACGCATTAATCATAACCTCGCCATTCAGGTCAAAGGTTATTGGGTTATCGTTGTAGATGAATTTTTGAAGCATGACTAGGCTGCTTTAGAGGGTGGAGAAACAAGTTGACCATGGCTTTTCTCGTATTTATTAATGAATGCTTCGAAAGCCTCATTGACTACATCTTTAATAAGTTTGCGATCCCAATAAGCAATGGCCTTCATTTTTTCATTGAGATCAGGGCGAACGATAAAGGTTGCCCGTACCTCATCGTTCATCTGAATTATTTTTTCTTCTGCCATTTTAATATTATTTTGTCCGTTATAATTATTTAGTAAACCAAAGTTATCAGGTTTTACCGAAGTTTCCAAATAAAAGTTCGGAAATATCTGATATTATTTAAAACAGTATGGAAGATTATTCTCAAATGCCTGTCAATGAGCGAATTAAAATTCTCATTATTAAAAAATTTTTTACTCAGGCAAAGCTTTCTGAGCTTGTTGGGGTAAAACCACAGACTGTTTCAGAGCATTTAAACAAAAAAGGGGACATTCCAGCAAAGTATCTTACTGAAATATGTAAGGAATTTCCTGATATAAGACCTGCATGGCTACTTACCGGAATAGGAGGGATAACAGGAGAATCCGAAGTAAAGAATTTTAAAATGAGAACAGATAAAATTGAGGAGCAACAAGATGTGCCGCTTTATGATTTTGAGGCCTCAGCAGGATTGGTTGAGTTGTTTGGGAGACACAACAATGTTATTGATTTTATCAAGATACCGAACATCCCCAAGTGCGATGGGGCTATTCATATAACTGGTGATAGCATGTACCCTCTTTTAAAAAGCGGAGATATAGTTATGTACCAGATATTAAATGATAAAAGATACATTTTTTACGGAGAGATGTATTTAATATCCTTCGAATTGGATAGTAAAATTTACACTCTTGTCAAGTATATCCAGAAGTCTTCTACAGAAGGGTTTATAAAGTTAGCAAGCCAGAATCAATATCATGACCCTTTTGAAATCCCTTTAGATAATGTAAGGGCTTTGGCTTTAGTGAAAGCAAGTATTAGAATAAATAGCATGTCTTAAATTCTACCTCTTATGAAACCAACATTTGCATTTGTTTTAATCTTATTATTATCAAGCTTCCAGTTTATATATGGACAAAAAATAAATACAGAGTATGCAGCTAAACATGATAAAGTTGCACTCAGATACAGCCCAAGTGCTAAAGCCAATGTCTATAAATTTTTAAATCAGGGCGGTAGAGTGTTTGTATATCAGAAACATAATGATTTGTGGTATTCAATAAAACAAGATGGAGAATGGTATTTTGCTTTAATAGAAGATTTAGATAGCCCTGAAAGGGTTCCAAATAAAAACCCTAATTCTATATTACAAAACTATCCAGTAGATAAATTTAAACTAACTTCTGATGGATTTATTAATGATAAAGATGAATCAAGGTCATTTATAGTTATAAATATTCCTAATACTGATCAAAAGACATTATACCAGAAGGCCTTAAAATACATCAACAAAAACTATGTATCTCCTAAAGATGTAATGAGCCTTATTGAAAACGAATCAATCACTGTAAATGGGTTTGCCCCCAGATCAATTTATAGAAATAAACTAGGCCATGTCTTCGACATGAATTATACAATAAACTTTGAGTTTAAAGACAATAAGATCAAAGTTGAAAAGCCTTCTTTTAGGTTGACCACTTTTACCCAATCCCACCAAAGATTATTATTAGTGCATGACGGTACTTTGGACGGCTCAATTCTAGGTATTTTTAATACAGCAGGAGAGTTAAAATCTAAACTTGCTAAAAATGATTTAGAGACCCACTTTAACACCTTAATACAATCTTTTGCTAATACACTTTCCTCGCCAGAAACAGATTGGTAGATAACAGAAAACACATTTAAAAACCAGTCCCCACCAAAACAATAACTAAAATCCCATGCCACAACTTTATAACGACGATATAGAAAACCAAATAAGAACCAGGTTTATCCAGAAATGTGATGACCTGATCAGCACCGGCCGGGTAGATTCTTATGCCGAATTATGCCGGAGTATTGAAATATCACCGGCTTCCTTTAACCAGGTTAAAACGGGTGTTACTAAGCCCACCCTGCAGATGCTTTATAACCTACAGTCTGTTTACAAGGTTTCGGTTGAATCCATCCTGTTTATCAATCCGCCCAAACTCAACATGGTTTTTATCCGGTCACAGCTCAGCGCCATCCAGGAAAGCCTGGAGAAATTAGAGGGAGCAATTAGTGTATAACAATATTGTTTTAATCTTTACCAATGCAAATAGATGCTAGAAGATAAAGAGGAGTTCCTTCCCTTGTTCCCGCCAGGTTTCTATGAAATGACCCCTGATCAACTTGAAGATATTTTCGTAAATCCTTTTATAAATCAAGAAAGAAGGATTTTTTTGGTCAGTCGTTTAAAAAGCCTTTTTAAACGGTTCTCTGAAGCAGGTATCCCTGCAGAAATATGGATTGATGGGTCTTTCTCTACATTTAAGGAGTCACCAGGGGATGTAGATCTTATATTCTTTTATTCAGATAATGATGTACAGAACCTGACACCAGATCAAATTTCTATTTTAAAAGAAATTAATGACAGAACTCTTTCTCAAATTAGGTATAATTGTGACGTTTTTCTCGTTAGAAAAGAAGATATGGAATCAAGGAGTTATTGGAGAGGATGGTTCTGTTTTACTAGAGATGAACAACCTAAGGGGATAGCCCGAATATGGTATGACAACAACATACAAGCAGCTTAAAAACAGGATAGAGGAAATAAACCAGAGAATCCTTGAAGAAGAAAATATTCTAAATTCTTCTCCAGGAAACATGGCTATTGAACTCAACCTTAATTCTTTAAAAAACCACCTTCAAGAGTTATATACGCAATTAAAACAAGTAAACGAAGACCGTTATAAGGAGGTAATTTCATTAAGATTAATAGGAAAGCCTGCTCAATTTGGCTCAATTCCACTTAGTATTGCCGGAGCTTTAACGTCAGCCTTTTCTGATGCACTTCATACTACTTCCAAATATTTACAGTTTGGCCAACGCAATATTAAAAACTCAAATAAAATCATAAGCAATACAATTGATTTGAGATTAGAGGCAATTGGAAAAGGATCCACAATCTTTTATTTGTCAGGTAAAACAACGCCTGATCTCTATGGGAACTCGTTGATTCAGGATAGCTTAGATAACTTATTTAAATTTGTTAGCAGCGAAAATGGCGAAGACCTGACTAATAATCTTAATAAAGTAGGGCTTTCAAGTATAAAGCATTATTCCAGGTTCTTTAGAGAATTAAATGAAGACGGCTTAGAACTTGAAATGGATTGGATAACTCCCAATAACGAAACCAATAAATGGTATGGTGACAAGGATAGGATATTAAGTTTATATAATACCTTAAATAAAATTCAGGTTGCAGAACCACAGGAGTTTGCCTTTGTTGGAAAGCTAATAACAAATAGTTTAAAAGGTAAATTTGAAATTGATACTTTAGATAAGAGAACCATTGCCGGAACCTTCCCCCTTGATCTTTTGGATAAAATGAAAACTATCCATATTGGAGAAGAATGCACCGGGGTTATTTCAAAGCAAATATTTCTTAATTCTTCCACAAATAAAGAAAGAATAGAATACACGCTTGTTGAAATAAATATATCTGGGCAAACTGATCTAAACCTATAATATTTACATATCTAAATTTTTCCACTCAAATTCTCAAATGCCTGCAGCAAATTAGCATATTGCCGGCTATCCTTATTATCTAAATAGATTTGGGTTGTTTTCGGGTCCTCATGGCCTAAGGCATCCTGAATAGTTTTCAGATCAGCGCCCCCCTCCATTAAGTTAGTAGCAAAGGTAGCCCGGAAGCGGTGGCAGCTGGCCATGTGTGCCTTGGTAAGCAGCTCTGGTTCTCCTTCCCTGTTTGGAATGGTGGTTACCTCAATCCTTTTTCCTTTCTGGTATTTAATCTTTTTAACCGGGGCATCAATACCGGCTAATTTACAAACCAGTTTTATAGCTTCGTTTAGCTTCTGGTTAGAAGGAACCGGCAGCAACTTATCGGTATTATCCTGGTATATATCCAGAATGCTCAATGCTTCCTCATTCAACACCACCCGGCAAGGCCTGCCCCGTTTCTGACCTCCTTTAATCTGGTAGTAAGACAGTACCTTTATTTTCCGGCCATCCGGTAAAGTAAAGCTGTGCACCTCTGTTTTCTCGAGAGCCTTTAAGTCCACGTAGCGCGGCCCCGTATTTAAAAGGAATATCACCAGGTGCCGGGCTAAGGCCAATGCTTTCCGTTGCTGCATGGGATTACGGCCTTTGATCTTTCCATCAGTCATGGGATCCCATTGGCGTATCTTCTCCTGTTCTGCCAAGTCAAAAGTAATGCCCTGGCTATTGCCACTTTTCTTTTTCTTCAGCCATTTGTGGTTTGATTTTAAGCCGGCTTCATTCAGGATAATCTTGATCATGTTGGTAGCCTTGGCTAAACTGACATCCAGCACCTCATACTCATTAATCAGGAACTCCTTGAAATCCGCCACAAACTGCTCATTGATTTGTTCGGGTTTGATATCAGGTGCAAACTCCAGCATGTACTTTAATTGCACCCGCATGAGTTTAATATGCTTTTCCCCAATTTCGCCCCGGTTGTTACGCGCCCACTGCTCAAAGTAAAAGGAACAATTCTTTTCCTCCTCCTGAACTTCCTCCAGTGGTTTGTCTTTTAATAAAGCCTGAAAGGTTTTCTTATCCAATTTCTTACCGGATCGGTTATAATCCAGAATAATGTCCGCTGCTTTGGTTTTAAGCTTACCAAGAATAATGTTTTTATTATCCTTGCCTTCACCGGCTTTTACCTTTTCATCTTTCTGGCTCCAGCGGTTGGGGTTTTGCGTCTGGACCGTTACCCCGGTAGCCATCTGCAAGCGCATGGATGGAGAAGGAGCACAGGGCTCTTTCCCGTAGGCGATATCTATATAAATGCTTTGGGTGCCTTTGCCAGAAATCTTGGGCAAAAGATATAAACTGATTTCCAT